CTGCGTCTGTGGTTGTGCCGATGAGGACGTTTGGTGTACTTGAAATGTAAATTGCAGTATTTGAACCCGACCTAAATTGATAAAGTGGACTTGTGATTCTTAAAGTCCCACTTGTCCCTACGTTTTCAATGCTTGCATAGTTACCCGAACCATCACCAAGAACTATTGAACCATCATTTACCTGAGTAAGTTTTGTTGTAGTGGTTGTGTTTCTTACCGCCAAACCATATCCACTAACTGCGTTTATATGTACAGGGTAAGGAGCAACAGGTTGACCGCCTAAACCAATTTGATTTGAACTATTAACAACAATCCTCTGATTCCCTTGTCCATCTGCTAATATGATTGTATTGGAGAGGGAAGAGGAAAGACCTATGATTCCTTGACCGATTATTGTATTGTTAGTTCCCGTAGTTACTCCGATAGAAGGAGAACCCAATACTGTGTTACCCGCTCCCGATGCCCCTCCTTTACCTACTGTCAATCCGTTTATGTTGGCATCTAAGGTAGAACGGAAAGTGCCCTGCACATCTAACATAAAACCTGCCAATGTACTTCCACCAATTACTGTGTTCCCATTTGTTGGAGATATAATAAATTTTGTAACAACAGACCCATCAGAAACCTCGAATGTCTGATTAAACATCAATACATTTTTTCTAAACCATATAGGATTACTTGCGTATATCGCTGCTCTTGCATTTGCTTCTGTTGGGATTATTGTAAGATTGCCAGTATTTGCATTATTTTCAATTCTAAATGCAAACCCTGTACTTCCATTTGTTGCATCTCCACCTGATGCAGATATTTTAAGACTTAATGCATTACCACTATTTAACCATAATGCGTTATTACTATAAATTGTTCCGTTTACATTTAATCTATATGTACTTGGTGTTGTATTTATTCCAACATTTGTTCCATCATCTTGAATCAATGAGTTCCCCAATGCAGTAGAACCTGTCCACTTTGAAACGTAGTTAGTAGTACCCGAACCTGATGGTCTTGCATTGATGAGGGAAGTAACACTATCAATTCCCTTCTGCCGCCAAGCGCGGGTAGAAATAAGATTAGTATCAATGGCAAGAGTTCCCGTAGTTGTAATAGGCCCTCCAGTGATTCCAGTTGCATTATTCGTAGCTACTGAGGTAACAGTTCCCGAAGGCGAAGCAGTAATTGAACTGTCAACATAATTTCTATCTACAAGGCTATGTTTAGTAAATGAAGAACCAAGATTTCCCGTGTAAGATATTCTTCTAGAAAGGGAAGCCGTGTCACCCTGCATAGTAAGCTGCTGATTACCGAGCTTTATCCTTAAGTTCCCCGCTGGGTCAAGAATATAATAAAGGCTATCTCCAGAAAATTCAAATTTCTTTACTGCTGTGAAAGTAAGATTATTGCTATTACCATCTAGTTCACGATTCCCAGTTAGTGTACCATCTGAATTGTAGATATTTGTTGTAGATATTGGTCCATAAGCGAGTTCAGTCCATCCCGTAGCTGTTGTATTTCTGACCCACATCTTCCCAGCAGCATAAATCATAGCACCGGGATATTGGCGTATCCGTTGTGTGTTGGCTTGGGAAGTGTCAGTAAAGACAACATTGACAAAGCGACTCTGCATAGCTCCTTTGGACGTAACAATAGCGCTATCAGCCCCAATAAATTGCTGAATTGGGTACTGAGAGTACCCAAATTTGAAAACAATTAAACCCAGAACAAGTAAAAATAATTTCTTCATAATTATACTGGATAAATTTGGAATTGTTCACCCGTTACCGCCGCTGGGGAAATGGTAAATACTCCTGTAGCTTTTACCCAAGAGTAGTAGCTACCCCCAGTATTGATGGTAGATTGAGGAATACCATTCCGAACAAACAATACGTTGAATCCGATAAATGCGTTTAATGTGACGCTAGACTGCCCATTTGTAATCAGGGAAGTTGCATCTACCTCAAAGTCATATGGATTTGGAATTTGCGCAGGAACGACTGGAGATATTGCACCAGCAGTTCCCGAAATTTGTTGTGCTTGTAAATTATACCCTCTGCAAAGGCTGTATAGATATTGAGAGGTTTGTACAAGGGAAGTGTTCGCCGGGTCAATATTGTACATCCATTCTACCGCCTTGCGCTCTAAATAAAGAATCTGCGGCGTAGTTCTAGCCACAGGAGGAGAGAAAAGATTTCCCTTCAGAACATCATTCTGCGCCAGATACTGCGATATCTTGGCAATGTCAATTATCTGGGCTACTGTTAGTGGCATTAGTAATAGAGGTCTTGGTTAGTATTTAAGTTGGTAGCCAAGTTATAGCACTGCTGAGCAGATACGATATCGTATCCCAGCGTGACTGCTTGATTCCCGCTATCAATAAACAAACGAAGATTAGACTTATTTTGCAGGAATGAAGTATCTTGTAGGATAGTTGTGGGAGTTGAAGCAGCAGCTTGTGCTTGCGTCAGGGCATAGTAGAAAGTCTCATTGTAAAGAGTAAATCCTACCAGTTCAGTTTTATCGTACAATGATACGTTGCTGACGTTTAGCCACTCAACGGTAATTTCTAAAGCACTATCTTGAGTCAAGCAATCAATATTGATTGTTGTTTGTGCGATAGGCCATTGAATATAATTAGTAGTAGTACCTGAAGGAACGACATAATTTCCCTGCCAGTCTAAAAGATAGACACGGCGCTGGGTAACAGCAACATCACTTCCCGTGGACGTATCAGTTATAGTTATAACAGAAGGGCTCCCCGCTGATTGACTAGTTGAAAAATTGGGAACTAATGGCATTTTATCTGTATTTTATGTATCAAAATTAAGGTTTTTTACGTTCATTTTATTACCGCTTTTCGCCTCTGTTCAGAATTCTATTTATTTCTTTCTCTTCTGGGGTTTCTCGTATTATTGGGAATTCACTGAATGGACCACGATATTTTCTAATCAGCTCCTTCTTTGCATCAGATTCAGCATCGTCTTTTGCTTTTTTGCCATAAACAACATCGAACAATATTTTGTCATTTTTGCTTTCAAGCTTTTTATACGTTTCTGAATTATGTACATCATCAATATTCTTTTTGAACTTTTCGTTAAACATTTTTTGGAAGTCAGCTTTTTGCTCATCAGTCAACACGACTTCCCTCTTTCGGCTATAATCATCTGTATAAGAAATCTTCTGAGGCATTTTATGCTCTTTTTGAGTATACTCCTCAACCGTTCTTACGTTAGCACCGATTAGGGAAATTAAAGTATATAATGCGCCTATTTCTTTAGGGTTTTGAGCGTAAAGTTCTTGTGAATCCTGAAGCCACATGGGAAGAACTAGATTTTGGAACACATTATCTTCTACTTCTACGCCAGCTTTCTTATCTAGGTATTGTATAGCAGCTGCGGGAACTGGAGCCGCTTTACCAGTAAAGAATCTAACAATAAGGTCGAACTTAGTATTTATTTGCTTACCAGTTCTTTCACCCAATTTTGATTCTTGACCATACTGGTCAACATATACCCCACTAAACAATCGACCCATAAATACAAGGGTTGGACGAGCACCAGCCGCAAATGACACCCGCTGATTCCCAAACTTAAATGTCAAGAAATTACTGCTATTTATATCCCAAAATTCATCATCATCTTCGCCGCCTTGACCTTGGCCAAGTGCAGCTCTCATTAAGAACATAGTTGTACCAAAACTCAAAGCGAATGTTCCAAACTCCAACATAGCTCTCTTCCTTACAGCTTTAGGCATTTTAGCGTAATAATAAAATGCGTAAGGTGTATATAGTTTTAATTCAGATGCAACTTTAGATGCAGAGAACATTAAGAAACCAAGACTTTTTGGAATATTCTTAGCACCTTTACCAGTAGTAGTATTTACGAATTCAGCAGCAGATTTGTAAATTTCAGGATGAGTTTCAGGCATATATCCGTCTTTGCCGATAGCATTCGACAAGTCAAGGAATGAATTTATTCTTATATAATTTAAGTAGCCATCAAAGAATCTTTGGGAAGCCTTGAAAGGATTTAATGCCTTTACGAAATCAGTTCCCGGCTTATAATTCAATGTTATAACTCTTGAGAATGTATCCCAAATTAAGTTTACATAATTTACAATAAATATCTGTTCTTGGGCAGATGCCTTTTCAGCCCCTTCCGATATTGCAAGACCCGAATTCTTAATCAAGGCGTAAGCACCAGACAATTTAAGCTCTTGCTCCATTCTTCTTTGTCTAGATTCTGAGAAGAACTGCTTACCAGCCTCTACAAATGCCTTCGCAGACATGCGAGGATTGGTAAATACTTTTCGTATACCCTGAGTAAACACGATACCAAGGTCAAAACCAGTAACCAGTGTTCTTGGTATTCCGCTAAATAATTCTAATACGAAATCGCCAGCTTTCTGATACCACTTCTTATTCTTTTGCTCATTCTTTTCATGCTCCAAGTCCAATTGAGATTTAACATTTTCAAGTTGAGTCTGAAGGTCCAATAGTTCTTGGTCAGCCTGAACTCTACGCTTTTGCTTTTTAGAAAAATCTCCTCTTCTAATTTTGTCTCTAAGTTCTTCAATTCTACGGCCAACTCTATTCTTGGCTGTATCAAGTGCTTTTTGCTCGTCATAGTTGTCGGGAAGTGGCTCATCACCCATAATTTCCCTACCCAATTGACGAATAAGATATTTAAGATTCTTCTCTCTTTCAGATATCTTGTCTTGGGCTGGCTTAACCCTTTGGTACTTCAGCAAGAAAGCACCCTTATCCATAGTTCTTAAATCCTCAAGTTCTGAAAGCAGTCTTCCGACTCTTTTTGCTCTTCCAAGCTTTATTGAAATATCATCTCTTGTTTGGGATACTTCTTTACCATACTTAGTGATGGCATCTCTTACTTGTCTTGATGATACGCCGGGAAGTTCTGATTGATACTTATTTAATATAGCATCAGCCAAATCATCAATGTCTTCAATTCCCTGAGACACAAAATCACGGATGTCTTTGTTGGGAATTGTTATTGTACCATCATCATTAATCTTAGCCTTTACTTCTTTTGTTTTTTTAACGTCAACTCCCTCATCTTTAAAACCTTCCATCATATCCTTACGGAAGTCAGCCTCCTTATCCCACTTAGCGCCATTGAGCTTATCCTTAATTGTTTTAATTCCAATCTCAATAGCCTTCTCTACTTCTATACCAAGCTTGATAGCATTTTTGATTGCAGTAATTCCCGCATCAATGAAAGCTACGGGAACTCCTAAGCTTGCATCATATGTCTTACTACGAAGTTTACGTTGAATATTATCGAGAGCATCTACAACTCGTTGAGCTTTGCTTTTCTTTTCAGCTGGCATCTTTGAATAGATACCATCAATTTCTTTCTGAACTCCTTCTCTAATTTTATCCTCAAGTTCTTGTTCAGTATAAAGCTTAGGGCCGTTGGCTTGATTTTCACGAGCCACATCATCAATGATGTTTTGCATAGCAGCCTTAGAATCTTCTTCATACTTAACAGCTTCAGCCTCCTTAATCTTCTTACGCAAATCCTTAATCGTTTCATTAAGCTTCTTAAACTTAGCGAGTACAGATTCAGGGATTGTTCCTCCGTTTGTTTGCTTGTAACGATTAATTTGTACAGTAATGTTGTACTCTCTGTCAAGAAGATATCTGCGAAGACGGAATGCCAAAGATTGTTGCTGAGCTGTGATAACAGCTGCAATGTCGTAGTTGTCTATTTCGACCTGCAAGTCTTTGTATTCAACCAAAAGGTCACCCAAGTCTTCCCCGGCCTTTGTTCTTCTTTCAATTTCTTTAGAAAGGTCTTCTTGTTTAGTATCTAAATCAGCCTTATAAGTAATCATAGCGACTACCTCAGCAGGGGTAAGAACACCCTGACCACCATCAATTACACGATTGACAACAGTCTTTGGCTTCACTTCCCCACTTTCAATGATAGCTCTTCCCGACTCTAAAAGCTCCTTATCTCCAACAGTATTAAGATTTACTCTTGATAATACTTCTTGGGAAACCAAGCCCTTCTTAATACCAGATACTCTTACTTTTTCTTCTTCACCTTCAGCTTTACCTTCTTCGGGAGCTGCTTTAGGTTTTGCTCCGGGAACTCCTCCCTCCACTTCTTCGCTAACTCCGGCTTTTGGCTGTACAGGAACTTCACCTGCTGCTTCGATTTGAATGGCATATTTACCTCCTATTTTTTCTACTGTTTGACCAGTAACGCTTTCTAATTGTTTTACGAATGTATCAGAATCAAAATCTTTTTGCTTATTAAGTTTGTGCTTTCTTATAGCTTCCCGAATAGCATCTGTTAAACTAGCCCCAGCCTCCAAAGCTGTAGCAATTGTTTCCAAGGCTGCGTTATAAAGTGCGATGGGAATTCCCGCAATATTTGCCTGAAGACCTTCTTGCTTAATCTTAAGAGAACGAACTGTTTTAGCCGCTGCTCTTACTTTTCCTGTGGCTTGCTTTCCCCCAATTGCTTCTTTGATTCTTCCAAGGATGTCTTGATAAGATTCGCTAATTGCTCGCCCGCCTTCGGGATATCCTTCTCCTGCAATTCGTTCAGCACGTTCTCTTCCTCTTGATAGGGCTTGATTGACTTGTTCTTCATTTATTCCAAGTTTTGTAGCTAATTTCTTAGCCGCGTTTAAATAATCAGGTGCAGATTCAGACGTATACCCTTCAGCCGCTTCTTCGAATGTTTCGCCGCCTTTGAAAGATTCATATAATATTTTTTCAGGATACCAAAGAGCTGCTTGAAGGTCAGCCATTGATATTTCTATACCATATTTATTTTTCAAATCATTTATAACATCAGTAAATACTTTCCGTATAAATCTCCTTTCCTTACCTGTAGAAGGAGCTTCTTTTTCCCCGCTTATTTTCTTGGAAAGGGAATTCGCTGCTTTTCGTAGTTCATCAGTGTTTTCATTCGAAGCAAGAGCAGCTCTTTTCTTTTTATCCATAGAAGCTTTTTCTATGGACTTAGACAAATCTTGAATTGACAAACTAGATATTTTTGGCAAAACAGATTTTAAAATAGCTAATGCATCAGAATCTTTTTTAACTTCATCTAATGCTTCTGAAAGTCTTTTTTTACCTTTAGCTATTTCAACGGCATCTTTTTTAATTAATGTGCCAGTCATCCTTCCCCAAGTTCGCATAAACCATCTATCCATGGTCAATTGGTCAAATTGACCCCACAAGTTCATATAAAAACCATTACCAATTTTAGGTCCAAGTATTACAGCTCCATATACTTGCTCATCAGCCAATTCTCCAGAAGCCAAATTTTTTTTCTTATTCTTGACAATTACATTTAAATCACCAGCCCTATACTTAGATGTAAGGAAATTATTTATATCAGACATTGTCAACCCATTGTCAAGCAATGAATTAATTAACATTAATGATTTTTTAATGCCTGATTGTTGTAATCCAAAATTTCCATTTGGATTAAATCTGCCGTTTTCTTTAAAGTATTGATATTGTTTTTCAGCCAATTCAAAGTTAAAATCTACTTTATTACCATTTGACATTACAGCCAAAGGCAATATGAACGCTCCACGGGCTTCAGCATCAGTAGCAATTTCAGGATGAATTGCTGAAATAACATCTAGCGCAGATTGAGTTTTTTCGTCATACCATCCAATAGCCTCTGGGTGCTCTTTAATAGCATTAAGAGATTCTTTAGTAATTAAATCTACTAAATATTTTTTTGTAAGATTATCATATTTAGATGGGTCAAAATCCTTTCCAAATTTATTCTTTAATTCAGGAAGATATTTTTCAAATAAGTTTTGTATCGCATTTTTAAATTTGATTTTATTATCAAAAGAAGATTCGCTTGCAAACTTTTTTAAGTTTTCAAAATACACTGGATTTGCATCTATATCAGTTATCTCTATTCCTTTTAATACTTCACCGACAAATACATCCTTATCGAAATCTTTAACCTTAGATAATTTATATTCTTTTATTGCATCATTAATGGCCTTATTAATAGATACTCCCGCCTCTACAGCAAGGGCTACTGCTTCTACTACGGTGTTGTATAGTGCTACGGGAAGTCCTGCTATGTTGGACTGAGCTCCACCATCTCCTAGCTTAGACAAATCAATCTTTAGCCCACGAATTTTGTCGGCGATAGATTTTTGAACTTCAGAAACTACTGGTTGGGTTCTTGCTGCTTTGATTGCGTCATATTTTCCCGCTGCTTCTTTGACAAAGGCATCAATATCGAACCCTTTTTCTGTTCGTACTCTGCCCCGCTCTGCCTCAATAATTCCATCATAGCTTCCACTTTCGACAAATTCTGCGTTGACTTTACCGTACTTGTGTTTTGCTGGGATTCCATTTTCATTTAATTGTTTTACTAAGTTAAGAATTTTTGGTGCATCTGTTGCGTCGAGGTCAAGAATGATTACGTCTCCGCTCTTTTTGTCAACGCTAAAATATTGCAATCCGTTGTCTTTCAGCAACTTAATTGCCTCTTTCCCATTTTCGAAAGAACCAGTTTTAACAATATGTTCTAATCCTGAGCCATTCTCATTGTAGTTACCAAGCAATACGGAGTCCTGCATTTCGGGAGCAGCCTTACCCAAGATAGCAGCCATTACCCGAGCTTGCTCAGGAGTAGCTTCAATTTCCATAATATTGGAAACCTCTTGTACAGGTCTTCCCGTCTCCATATCTACATATCCTCCCCAAGTATCTAGCTTATTGTTTATTTTGATTCCTAGTCCTTGGGCTACTTTCTGTACGTTTTCTTGATGAAGTTGATAGTCTGGGGAAGTTCTGATATCTACATCTTCTTCTTCAGTAAATACATTCTTTTCACGGAAAGGAGCAAATCCTACTCCAAACTTTTCAACTTTAGGAGCAGCCGCTACTTCCCCACGCTTACCTTGAAACTCTTCATCTGTGATTCTTGCGTCTTTTACAGTATTTGTACGGTCTGCTGCATTACGCAAATTAAATCCACCTTTTGGATTTACTTCTTCTACAATGAAGTCTTCCCCTCTCCATACTATAGTATCTCCTTGTTTTACTTCTTTTGGAGATTTTACTTCTATGATGGAGGGAACTGGAGCCGCTGCCTTTGGTGCTGCGGGAACTTCTGGTGCGACTTCCGCAGCCTTAATACCCAATTCATTAATATACTCTGCTGCTATATTAGCCCCAGTATATCCTGACTTTAATATCCTTCTTACTTTTTCCGGCTCAATTTCACCATTACCATCAATGACCCCATTATATATTTCATCTAATTGCTCTGGAGTAGCATCATATCCAGCCTCTTTAATAGCTTTAGCTATTGACTCTTTTTGCTGTTCAACATTTGGCTTGGGAACTTCTGGTACGACTTCCCCGGCAGCACCTTTTTCTTCAGCATCTATTTCCTCAATTCTTTTAGATATTTGCTCAAATAATGTTTGCTGGGAAACTTCTCCAGCAGGCTCAACTACTTCATCAGATAGGTCTCCCTCGATTTCCCCTTGGTCATCACCATTCAAGATAACTTCTTGTTGCTTTTCTACTTCTTTAGCTTGTTGTTCTGCTTTCTTTTTAAGTACTGGGTCTGTTATGCCTTGGGAAGACTTGGCTTTTACATTTGCTTCTAAAGCATTAATAAGATATTTAATCTTCTGCTTTTCAGAAAGATTAGTTGATTCCAAATCCTGACGAACTTTAGATGCATATTCAAGGTTCGCAATCTTATCATCTGCATCCGCAGCCAAATCAGGGTCAAGCGCAGCGCCTTCTTTAATCTTAGCAATCCAGTAATCAGGCTTTTCTGCCATATCATAAACCATCTTGGCAGTAATTCCTTTCGCCTTCATCATGTCTGCTCTAGCAGCCAAACCACCAATCAATACACTTCCGAGAGCTGAGGTACGAGCAGTTTCAAGCAACTCTTCCCCATTAATCCAATCATCGTATTTTTTACCAGTAAATACACCATCAGTCAATTGCTCCCCCAATTGAACAGCAGTTTCTTCTACTGTGTTTTGACCTACAGCTTTACCAAAATATTTTGTGTATTGGGGAACTGATTGCAATGCATTTTTAATATAGCCTTGTATCGTTTCCCTAGCAGCAGCAGCAGATATTTGCTTATCAGTAAATTGTCTGATTACATTAGCAACCTCTGGCTTAATTTTACCCATCAAGCCATCAACAATCTTTTTATCTTGGAATATGTTCTCTGTGGCTATTTCAAGACCAGCCAATATACCAGCATATGCTCTTTGCTTTAACTCTTCCCCCGGGAATTGAGCTCTTGCTTGTGGCAAATAGTTACCGAAAGCCTGAAGACCAAATAGAGCTCTAATAGAAGTATTTGGGTCTTTGAATAATTTGAGGGAAGTCAAGCCTTTACCAATTAAACCAGTAGGCAGTATTTGACCTAAGAAATCGCCGCCAAAAGCAGATATTTCGTTTATGGTATTGCGCGGCTTAATGTTTACCGCCATATCTTGAGCAGCAATGTCTCTAGCTGTAATTCTGCGCTCACCTACCAAAGCCTGACGAGCTCCAGTAAGTTCCATCAAACCTGTTCCAGTAGATTTTACAGCACCTACAGCACTTTCAAGAGTACGTTCAATCAAACCCGGAGTTTTATATAACTGCTCTCCAACTAATGTTTTTGCGAAGTTTCTAAAACCTCCTTCGCGCATATTGTCTTTATAGAACTGAACTTCAATTGGGCTAATCTTACCTTCTGATTCCAATTGTTCAACAACCTTGTCAGTTTCTTCTTTTGTTACGACGTTTAATAATGCGTTATTGATACCCATATCCTCCATCTTTTGGGAGATAACATTTCCCAAGTAGGATTTACCGAAGTCAGGGTATTTGTTTATGAGCAAGGGAAGTGTTTCCTTAAACTGCTTTTTTAGATTTGGATTCTTTTCAATCTGCTGTACAGCAATTGGATTTGTTGCCAATTGGTAAATAAAACGCCCTATCGTCGCTTCCCCAAACATAGTCTTTGGGTCAGCCATAATATCTTTAGTTCCAGAAACAATTTCTTGCAAATTTTGGGCAGGAGCTTTTCTGGATGTTATTTCTAATTGACGAGCAACTTGAGGGTCTTTAGAAGCAGCCAAACGTATTGCAGCTTCCTCTAGGCTTCTTGACTGAGAGAAAGCAGCATTAATATCTTGAGCCTCAGCAACAGATTCAGCAGCTAATTTATCCGTCTCATTTTCGGGTCTAGCCATCTTCATGATGTCTTCCCGACTAGCACCTTTAATTGCCTCAGCACTCAAACCAGTTGCTTTCATTAACTGGGTTACAGATAAATTCTCATCTGTTAAGAATGCATTCTTTAAATCCTTATAATTCTTTTCTTGTTCTAACTTTTTAGCTACTTCAGGTCTTTTTCTTTCCTGCTCACTGAATATTGCGTCCATGTTTGGACGAACGTATGTAGCATCTGCGCCGGGAATTGAAGGCGCAGCCAAAGGGGCTAAACGCTTTTTAAAACTTCCCACCAAATCATTAGGGTCAAGCTTCTCCTCTACTTCTACCTTTACTTTTTCTTCAACAGGTCCAGATGTTCTTGGGACTCTTGTTTCATATTGAGCAGCAGCTGCTGCTACCGTCTCCAATCCCTTTTTTACACCACCCAGAGCCTCACCAGCTTCTTTTTGCAATTGGCCAACGTAAGTAGTAATTTCTCCAAAAAGGCCTTTTTTTTTAGAAGGGCCGACTAAAGACATAAAATCTTTTTCTGGCTTCTCAAAATCAGCAAAATTGTCTTTTAATACTTTATACACTTTAGGGGCATATGCAGTATCTGAATCTAACTTTTTGTAGAAATCAGATTCAGACAATTTGAAGTCTTCAAAATTTGAAGATAAAATATCATATACTTTTTTACGATATTTCGGGTCCTCGTTTTGTCCTGTATATGTATTTTCAGCCATTAGTATTAATTTAATCCACTAGCCCCAGTTTTCTTTTTAGTTCCAGCAGGAGTAGTTGTTTTTTTAGTTTGGCTTGGTTTCCCGCCAGACATTTTCTTTTTCAAATACGATTCTCTAATATCTGAAGGTGCAGCTTGCACAGCCAAGTCTTCATCTACAATTCTTTGACCTCCTTCTCCCCTCCATACACCATCAGCCTCCACAATATAGTAATCTTTTCCTCCAATAAACTCAGGAACTACTTTAATTTTTGACAAATCGTTAGGTGATATTTCAGTGGAGGGAACTGCTTTTCTACCATCTGGCAATGTTACTGTAGCTGCGGTATACTTAGGGAATACTAAATAAGGACGAATATCTGCATCAACAGCTCCACCAGCACCACCTGACTTTTGAGGTACTTGATATATTTTTGGCTTTCTAGCAGCAGGTCTTAAATAATATTCTCTCAAAACGTCAGCAGCAGCCAAATCCTCTTTGGTATCCATAGGGTCACCCTTATGCCAAGGTGCTGCATCCCAAGCTTCTTTCAATTCTATAAATCTTTTGCTAGTTGGGTCTGTAAGTAATCTTTCATATTCAGTGGTAGCTGACCTATCAGCGGGAAGAAATGACACAGCTTTTTTCTCCATAAACTTAAGCTGATTATCACCATAAGAATATTCAATATCTTCTTGTATATCGCCTCCGGGTAAAGTTTTTCTAGATTTTGGTACTTCTTTAGCAATTGCAGGTTCTATACCAGAAGATATGTTACCAAACCAAGCCCCTCTTTTACTTGCATCGAATGGGGGAACTTGAGTTGAGAGGTCTAAATAACCCCAAGGCTTACCAGTAGATGGGTTTATTCTTTCTTTACTTCTTATTGGCTTCCCCATTCCATCAATCACCTTCATATCGCTATCTGTAAATTGCTTTCCCTGAATGGTTGCCATTTTACCAAGCTCACTCAATTCCTTTTTTTTCTCTTTTGATTGATATGTAAGGTCTTTTATTTCTTGCAACCTTTTATCAAACTCTAACTTAGCTTCTCCACCCTTTTTAATTTCGTTAGAATTACTTTTCCAAAAATTTTTTAATTCACCCAAATCAGCGTTCCAGTCAGCTACATCATTTTCAGCAATTCCCTCTCTTGACAAATCACCCATTTGCTTATTAAAATACTTATTCAAAGCTTCTTGCTTTGCTTCTTGTTGGGCAAGAAGTTTACCTTGCAATTGAGCTAGTGGTTGTGTATCTAGCTGGACTTGACCAAAAGTATATATATTGGGAATTGGAGTAGCCATTATAAATTTTATTAATCTTATAGGTTATCTTCTGTATCCCCTTGTCTTTGTCTTCTTCTATACATATCAGCTTGCGCAAGAGTTGTTCCAGCTCTAAAAATATTAGACATGCCAATATTTGCTGTTTGAGCCCCGCTGGCAGCACGTTGGGCAGCCATTTGCCTACGCATTTCAAAAGGCTGCATAACATTGATATCAAATGCACGACGACGTTCTCCGGCAGCCATTTGGGCAGCACTTCCCAATAAACCAAATCTACGCTCCTGTTGAGCTTCAGCAGCTCCCTCAGCAGCAAGAGCAGCATTACTCATATTACGAGCTATAGATGAAGCAGCAGACAACCCTCCACGACGGTCTTGAGCACCCTGCAATCCTTGTGCTGCACTTCTTCCAATATTTTGCATTTGGCTTTTATAAAATGATGATTGACGTGGGTCGTAACCAGCTCTTCCTAAAGCTTGATTATAATACCCCATGATGCCAGTATCTTCACCATACTTTGGAGCATTTTTCATCAGTCCTTCAAGCTCTTTCCGACCTTTACGTTGTCCAATAAGACCGCCGACGAATTGAGCTAATCCTACTCCGGCTTGAAGGCCACTAGCTATTCCTGAGCCGCTACCCAATAATGCTTTAAGTGATTCTGGTGATGCTGCCATAATATATTTATTTTGCTGTCAATGGGCTATCCGTAGTTCGGACAGAGACCTCTGACAAAGTTATATAATTTGAAGCATTTTGTTTCTCAAATTTAGCAACTAAATAGTTGCCTTTCATGAAATCTCCGTTGATTTTCCCGCCTTGGGAATTGGCATCCCTTTTGATAGCCGATGACGGATTCCCTTCCAAAATAGTAAATTCTGCATCTACAAGGCTAGATTCTTGTCTTTGGCTTCCGTAGGATTTGGTATTGGTATACATTAAGGGAACTGCCCATGTACCGCTTGCTATTTCGTTTATGCTATGCCAAGACTTTTTAAGCAACAAATTATTGTTAAAAACGGCGGTCAAGTAGGCCGAATACTGGTCTCCGTAGAAATTGCAATAGGTATTGCTGTCATGTTTCCAGAGCAGCCCGTTTTGCCAAGTATAAACCATGTCATTAGCTCCTGTGGCCCATTCTGGGTTGAAGTCATAGAAAGAGCAGAACCCATTTCTTGTTTCGTTAAAACTAAAGTTATGCGGGTTTATATCTCCAGAGGTGTTATAGGTTATGCTAGCAATTCCCTCAACCGTTATCAATGGATATGCAGATACTACTTCTATGTTTGAATATGGGGAAGCGCTAATAAATGTAGCAACGAAATCAACTCCACCATTTATATCCGCCAACAAGCCATTTAGCATATCTATTGCAGTATCACCTATAGCAGCAGTATACGAATATGTTTGTGTAGTAGATAAACTATCAGTTAGTTGTAATGATATTACATCTCCGGTTTTGGGATTTCCAGCTAGTGATAATTCATAAGTACCTACTTGCCCTGAAGTCTGTGAATTAATTACAAAGTCGCTAACACTTCCCTGAAGTAATACATTATATTGATTATCGAAATAATCGAAAAAGCCCATCACTTTAGACTTAAATCCTCCAGACCTTACTATGTCTTTATTGTAGGGAAGTACTAATTGGCTAAGATAGAATTGCCCTTTATACGCAAGACCCAAGTCTGTAAGACCATTTCCCCCAAGCCTAATAGCACGTCCAGTTACTACATCTACAAAATAGTCAGCATTTTGGGTACTAACCAAATTTGTTGGATATCCTGATACTCCGTAAACGCCTTGGTAGTATTGGATATTGTTTGTTGTGATAATCTCATTTGTAGTAACCAATTCTTGTTGACCTTGGTTATTTGATATAAAGCGCATATATACTCCATACTGACCAGTTCCCCGGTCTTGGAATACGCGCAAAATCCTATCTCTTGATTTAAATCTTTGGATGTCCCCTTTAGACCTATCTACTTCATCAAAATCATTTGGCCTAAAAATAGATAGGTTATTAATATTTGTACCACTTTGATACTTCCCGCCCCAACGAACTAATACAGAATTATATTCTTCTCTTGCATTTTCGTCAATAACCCAAGCTCTACCATTTGAATTTACTGCACTTGGAAAATAATCATTCTGATTTGCATCCATTATATAGTTAGTAATTGATGCAGAAGTAGAATTAGAAAATTCATAGAATCTTCTATTATAATAATAAACATCTCCATCAAACCACTCAAAAGTAGCTGGTTGCGTGGATGTTTGGTCATCAACACTTCCCCGATGATACCTATTACCAAGAAGAGTATATATATCGTATTTTTCACCCCACTCATAAAAAAATTGAGTACCTGTAGATTGAACTTGCCTTGGAGTATATATTTCCACAAGCATTTGACCTTGATAAGGAGCAGATGGTAAAGTAGTTGGCTTGTATGCTTTTATAAATCTTCCGGGAGTAGCAGCATTTGGTGGAGACATCGTTAGCTCAACATCTCCCAAAATCTCCATATCAAGCTGAATATTGTATGTGACGTAATTGCCAGCAGTATATGCTGCTATAATACGAATTCTATCTCCTTGAGTAAATTCATATGATGGGACAAACCCAGTATTATCAGCTTTTTGTTTAGTCAAGTTATCAATACCAAAATATAAATAATCTGTATCTGTCTTATAGTCGCAGGTGACCCAGTACAAAAAGCTTGTTGGTATAAGATTAGCCCTTACCCACTGAAAACTGGTTGCCCAAGTAGGGGGAGTATGGTTAATTGATGCAGATACAATTGGGACTTGTGGAATATTCCCATTCATTACAAAATCTGGAGTATTGAATGCAAAATCTGTAGTATCCAATGCACCTTCGGATACATAAGAAATAACGCCATTTGTCTTTCCTCTTTCATCAAAATAAACCAAACCAAGTCTCCCCGGACAACTCCATTTCCAAGAAGAAGCAGCAACAGCAGTACCAGCTAAACTCACAGATACTGAAACATTTGTAATTGTACTTCCCGGTGGGAATCCAGTAACATTTATTCTTATAAGACCACTTCCCAAATTTGTACCCGTAATATTGTTACCGCTTACAGCCAAAGCTATCGCATTAGCTACACTATCTTGACTTTGCCCAAAGGTTGTAGTATAGTTTATATTCTTAGGCGATGCGTCTCCGGGAAGTGTTGAGTTATATGTGAATTGAATATTAAATGTTGCGAATGGAGGAACAACTGGAATGATTGCGCCAATTTGCACATTGAAAACATTCGCTCCGGCATATGCAAAACTAATAGTAGGAGTATTGGGATTACCAGTCCCAACAGTTACTGTTACATCAACCTCACTTCTTTGCAATGTATTATATCCATCAGTAATTCCTCCGTAAACAATAACATTTCCATTTAAAAGCTCAAGAGTGTTGGATTTATTTGGCAACCAACTAAAATACAAGTCTGTTTCCTGAGGGTCTATTTGAGTATATGCACCATCATTAAAGAAGTAATAGCTGTATGTTGCGTTAGGAGCAATATTATACTCAATTCTATCTAGTTTATCAATTAAAAAGAAATCACTCCATGTATTGCCAATATTAAACTGTCCAGCAATTTCTATAGCTTGATAGTCATCTCCCCCCGCTACAACATCAATTTTTACATTATTGTCTATAGTTGGATTGTTGCTTGAATTTGGGTCATAACCAATTGTGGGAAGTGGCATTTTAGATATGGGGGAAAAGGTGGACTTTTCTCCGTTCTTATATACCCATCGATAGCAAGCTCTAAATAATTTTCTTCGTAAATTATTTACATTTACGGCGCTATTAGATTGATAGTCTGTAGCTGGTGGCTCAAGTGGCGCATTCTTGGCCGCATTAATCATATCTTCTGTAAATGGTGCAAGGGAAGAAACGGTATCAATATTAATATACCGAGGACGATTATATCCGTCAGTCCAATACAAAAGGTCACCATCCCCAACCGTTCTATAAACTAAATTGCAAGAATGTACAGGGTAATCAGGGGAAAAGTTAAGTATATCAGTAGCAGAATCAGTGCCGCAAAGAAAAATCTTTGAAACAACATCTGTAGCTAAATCCAAAGAATAAATACCATTATCCCCGTTGCTGTTCCAGTTAAACCAAATTATTCTTTGTTTAACTGAATCAAAAAAAGAACCTATACATTCGTTACTTCCAGCTGGTAAATTAGCATTATTAATTAAGTAATTACCCTTAATATTTTCAGCAGTAAGCCCATTTTGGCCACCATAAAAACGAACATTCTTTGCGTCAATGTGCTGTGGGCCAGCGACGTTTTCCGGCTTATCATCCGTATTTAAAACTCCAGAAAATCGTTTAGTTTCTATCATGGCGGGGTAACTTCTATCAAAATTACTTTATCTTCTTGAATTAAAGTATATGTTTGGTTAGTATATACTAATCTGGCAAAAACATCGCTTTCTTGGAAAAGAATAGATTGACCTACAGAAACATTTCCCGGCAACCCGTTCCAAGTCTGGTCAACAATACCAAATAAAAAGCTACCGTTTGGTACAATCATCCCTGTAGTAGTGCTGGCAGGACTTCCCGCACCGTATATCGAAACCAAACCCGGACCAAGTATTGCGGAAAGTGACATATTTTAATTTTATTTACAATTCATTGATTCCAGATTTGTATTTTTTGTGTTTTCTGGAATTGTAATCCTTTTTTGTATTTTATCCTTTTACGGTCATCCGCTGCGCCTTGAGATTCCATTCGTACAAGTCAGTCAGGTTAACTGCATCGTAGCGAGCGATAGCCAAGCGACGTTCGTTGTAGTAGTCGTTTCTACGGTCACGTTTATCACCTAGTGAGCCTTTTCTTGATGTAGGGAGGGAAATGATATCCTTCCAGCGCAAGTAAGCAATTAAAGCCTCCTTAAACTGAATGGGAACGAAGTATTCCCCTCCGGCCATAGGAGATGCAACATACTCGAGCATGATATATTCGAAGTTGAAGTTGATATCAAGAACGATTACACCATTTCCCGCATCAATCTTAAATTGTCCTACGAATGGGGAACCTGAGGGCAAACCATAGAGATTGCTCAGACCGTATCCATTCCAGTAGTTCCACCAAACGATTCCCTGAGGGCTATAGGCCGTCATAATGGTTGGGTCTACTACTTGAGATAGACGAGTAGGTTGTAGGTCAAAGGCTACTGTGAGGTTATTATTTACGTCTAGGGGAATTATTTGTCCTTGGTTATCAAGAACTCCCACTTTTGTATAATTAAGATAATCTTCGGGAAGTGTTACTGTAAGGTTTGGATTTACAGGCAGCTTTACCGATTTAACAGAATAGAAGAAGTCCAATCCTAATTCCGTCATTGCGCGAAAAGCCAAATTCCAAAGCTTAAAATACTTTGAATTAGACTGTTCCGATTCGTCTAAATATGACGTTATCGCATCATCTAACGAAACCCACTGTCTATTCTGTAGAGGCATTTGTTAAATATTATTCAGTTGCCAAAATTGCAGAGTCATCCATTAAATAATGCATTTCACCTTTTATTTCGACTGGAGTTCCCCAGTCCTTCACACGAAAAGCAACCTGACCGGGCTTAAACTGCATGGGACGGTCTTTAGTACCATTTCCCACAGAGATAATTGTAACCCGATTGTTTTCCTTTCTTACCGATAAAGGTACGAAAATTCCACCTTCAGAAATCTCTGATGGGGGAAATGGTTTTACAAGGACGTTTGAACGTATTGGTTTCATTTAAAAAATTTTTGTTTTACCCAAGTCAGGGCAGCCTTTCCGACTTCCCCGAAAATAAGAGTAACAACTACACCAACGATAATTCCCCAAGCAAACATATTATTAAATTTTAATTTACAGGCAAATCTTGACCATCGTTAGCAAGGTCTTTAGGTGAAGCTTTCATAATATTCAGCTGCTGCTGCACATATGCAACCATAGCTGGCCAATAATCTGAAGGCACGTTTAGGGTGCTGTTCAGGTTTGATGAATCTCCTCCGCTGACCATTGTAACGCTTGCAGTGTAATTGTTTAATGCTAGGGAAGTAACGACATACACGAATTCCCCCTCATTATAATAAAGCGTCTTATTTGGGATAGGACGCATAGAGCGGAAATATGTTTTTTGGTTTGCAGTCAGGGGAATTAATGGGAAACTAATTGTTCCGTTTCCGTCTTTAAACACAATGGTATTAATTCCCTCATTGGCTCCAATTCCCACAGGAATCTGAGGAAGCTGCAATTTCCAAAGATTTATTTCGTCTAAGGTGGGAGCAATTCCCTTGAATGTCGTATAAAAAGAATTATTTACATAACCAATACCATCCAACTTAAGGTTGTCGGTATAGTTTGTTTTTGCAGCAAGAGCAATAGCATCGTTTAGCCATGAGTTTACAAGCATGGGCGTAATCGAAGAATCCTCCGATACATAACCGCCATAAATTTGGCGAAGGGTCCGCTCTATGAATTCTATCCTTTTCAAACCTTTACAAATTTAGATATTTCATAATTACCAATTTTTTTCAACCAATTAATCCCACTTTTTGTTTTGCCAAAATAATTATAAAGTTCTGGCGTTTCATAATAAATACCAGTTTCAATATTCAAATAAATTGAATAATTACCGTGGTTTGGATTATTTTCTCCTGAATATTTTACACTTCTTTCATTTTTTCTACTATCACTCCATTTAATTCCTTTATGGCTAATAGAAATTTTTCTTATTGTATCTTCAGAATGTTTTCTACCAATTAATCCTTTTGAAACTTTTTTGCAAAAATTTTTTCTATAATTATCGTCATTTTTTAATTTATTGCGATGAATATCATAACGCTCTTTCATAACATCAGCACCAATACCACCACTTACGCAATTGTATCCATACTGAATATAATCTTTACTTAATTCTTTTTCTCTATTAAATATATAATCTTTTTCTCCAAATTCTAATTCTTTGATAATAAAGCAATCTTTACCATAATTATTATAATCATTTTGTATTTTAAAACTTGCTTTATTTTTTCTAAATCTATATAAATGACAATTCCATCTACTACTTAACTTAGTAGTTGTAGCTCCAATATATTTTAAGCCATTAAATTTATTAATTATTTCATATAAAATGGCCATTTATTTTGATTTTATACTATTAATTATATACACGAATTTCTATTGGGGTGTTGAATAATAAATCATTTGAATATGTTGCAGGCGCAGCAAGAGTACGTATTTCTTGTATTAAGTTATCAGAGTTAACTCCAAGCATACTATAACCTTCAGTATTACCATTTGACAATGGCCCTATGAAAACTGTTGTTTTTAAACTTGTAAAAAGAGAATCACTATTTGCAAAGTAGCTACCATCACCATTAAACGTCCAATATATATTCCCAATAGTATTCTCTAACACTGTTACTACGGGAGCTCCTGTGTTATAATTTAATATATTTGTATCAGTTCCCCAATTATTAGGGGTAGTTCCTGTAGCTACAAAATATGTACCTGATAAATTATTAGGAGCTCCAACATTTGTAAAATCAGATTCTACACTAGGATTGTTAATCATATAAGTAACACCTATTGTTAATAAACCTGAATCAATTGATTGCGGGTCATCCCCACCACTCTGTGTCAATAAAGCTGTATACACTTTATATGCAGAGGCTCCATTTCCCGATACCAAAAGGTCAGATTGAAGTTCAGATACAGTATACTTTGTAGCTTTAAATTGGATATAATCGCTACCGATTAATATTTCATTTGCAGGGAAGCTGTACTGTACGCCACCGGGAACTTGCGGGTCTTCGTTAATTTCAGTAACAGTAGCTTGTAGCTGTGTAGTTGTACCTACATTCGCCGCTGCAACTAGGTCTGCAATCTCTTCCCCTACATAAAATGTTTGTACGCTTAACTGGTTGTTAGGTACATTGTAGTATAAGATAGCTGAGTTAATTGCACTAAAGCCAGCTACCGTCGCTTCCCGGATAACCAAATTACTTGTTTGGAAATCCAATGTTACTGATGCGGGAAGTGGTGACCCGTCAATCTGATATACTGTAGCTTGAATTAGATTAGCCATTTTAATATGTTTTATTTAATATAAAAATATCGCTGTATATACTATTACCAGCGTTATTACTTCCCCACTGAACCGTGATATCCAATGTGTTACCTATGGTAGTATCAAATGTTGTGTTATTGATAGCATTAATTCCAAATCCTTGTACAGTATTATTATTCTGTTTGGTATACGCAAATTTTGCTATAGTAACAATAGATGCAACTCCAGCAGCTCCAACCTGCCTAACAGTAAAATCTACATTAAGCTCCCAAATATCATTTGATATGCTGCTTGTTAAAGGTTGCGCACCGCTATCAATAAAAACAACAGAACCAGATTTTACTTTAAATCTTATTGTTTGATTATTTGCAGCGCTCATTGCGCCACCCATAACTACTCTAAAACTGTCACCAACAGCAAATGCGTTGGCTGGGACACTTAAAGTTCCTACACCTCCATTTATAAGGGTTGTTTCAACTGTTGTGCCAGAAATAACTGTACTATTTCCTGTTTGAGCAAATAATCCTGTTACTGCTGGGATGACAACATTTGAAGCTGTAACCAGAACTGCTTCTGTTTCAGCTACACCATAATATTTATTCTTATATTGGATGAGGGAATTAACGCCAATATTTGAATTTACATTTTCCCAAATAGCGATATTATCAACTGGGAAAGTATATTGTACACCTCCGGGAATTTGAGGGTCTTCATTAATTTGAAGAACAGTTGCTTGGACTTGAGAAGTAGTACCAACATTTGATGCATTGCGAAGTTGAGTCAGCGTTTCAGACGCATAAAAAACTTGGTCTTGTAATTTATTACTTGTATTTGGGTAATAAAATATTGCAGAATTAATACTATTATTAGTGATAACCGATGCCTCTTTAATCATTATGTCGCTTGTCAAAAACGACATTTGTATTGGAGAGTTTAATGGGCTTCCATTAATTTGATATATCGTAGCCTGTATCTGGTTAGCCATTTTACTGTCCTATTTGCTTTATTTCGTTTGCGTAAGCATTAACATCATTGTATTGCAAATTTACTCCAATTATACGAAGAGCCCGCACAATAATTTCAAGGATTGAAGCGTCATCCCACACTGGTTGTGTACTAGAAGCAGGATTGTAGACGGGGATTCCGTTCACGTTCAATGTATACCCCCAAATCATATCTGGAGGGTTTCTAACGTATGATAGCTTGGCTGCTCCTATGTTATTAGGGAAGAACCGAAATCCATCATACTCAAGCATATATACTGGCCAACCACCAACTGGGTCAATAACAGAATTGTAAATAGAATAAAAATATTGTTGCTGCACTTCCCGGACTCTATTATATCCGTAGAAGCTCCACATAGCGTCTTGTTGTAAATAATCACCGGGGTATGGGGAGAACCCGGAAGGGTCAACACTTAAATTATATCCATAAATAATTGGAGTCAAGCGCTGACGTACTACCATGTTCTGCCCAAATTCAACCCTAGCTTGGGGTCTTCCCGGTTGATATTGTTGAAAGTTCCCTAATAGGTAAGAGGCATAACTCTTAGAAGCCTGATTGATAACGAGATTAAAATCAGCAGGACTCAAATATCCTTGTTGCAAATTTTTACCACAAAAATATTGTGTTATCTTATATACGTCATCAACAGTGTATGCCATTTTCTATTAGGATGTTACTTTCGTTAATCTATCTTTAAATTCACGCCCTTCTTCGGTATTTGTAAGCGCGAGATTAACTAGGTAGCTTTCTACATTTTCATTTCGGGGAATTGCTGCGATAAAACCGCCGCCATTCGCCCAATAAACCTTACCAGCTTCCCGTCCAATCTCAAGCTTAGAATCCAAAATAGCTCGTTTCACTAACCATGCCAACTCTACCTCTTTAGATTCTACCGTTTTCCCAAAATAATCTGGATTCCGTTTTGCGTAAATCATATATTCTCTACGCAAACCTTCTTCCGATTTCGGCAACCCGAGGTCATCAATGAGTCGGATTCCCAAGAATGCAGCATGTTTTTTCATTTTTTCCGCTTGCATTCCTTGTGCTAAGATAGCCATTTTTATCTCAAGTTCCTCCTTACGCAGCAACTCTTGTTGTTCGCGTTCTGGATTGTACTCATAGAATTCAAAATGACTTCCTGTTTTATTTGCAGGGCTCCCGATATTGTGTCGAGTCAACCGAGCAAATTCAAGAGCTGTATTGTCGTAGTCGGGAATTCGTAAAATCTTAGTACCACGAACAAAACTCAAATTTCTTTGATTCATTTTTGCATAATCAGCAGTGACATCTTTTTGCTCTTTAAGCCAAATAGTGTCAACACCAGTAAGCAAACGAATTCGTTCCATCCTTCCTGTTTCAGGATTAATTACGTCATCAATTCCCGGAACGTGTACTCCACCTTTTCTTGTATTAGATACAAGCTTAAAAATGTGAAATTTCACACCAGTAGGCGTGACTTCCCGAATTTCATTGATAACTATTTTCTCTCCTTCTGATGGCCCACCATTTTGGGGCTCCCCGCTCAGTGAAAACTGAACATCTGACAATTTTGCCATTTTAATTTATTTTTATACCATTTAAGTAACTAATGACCCCATTTGTATGGGCGGTGTAGTTTAAAAATGGGGGCGGATATTTCACCGCCCCCTAGTTTGTTCCTAAATATTAGGAAGCTTGTACGATTACAAACTGGTTAGCAGCAGCAACGCGGCTTCCACGATAAGTAATCATTTCCACGTTATCGTTCATGGTTCCGGTTGTGGGATTCTGAGAACCACCACCCCATTGCCATACACGAATACCGTTTCCGATAGTACCACCTTTGGGAGGTTGTTGGTACATGATGGAGATGTTCTTGTACGTTTTGCTTGCATCCTTGGCATCGCGAGTTTCACCCTGAGGGCAAATCATACCGAAGTTACGGAAGAAGTCATTCGTAGGAGTAACACCAGTCAGATACTCAGAGTTGAAAGGACGATACTTCTTAACCTTGAAGTGGTATCCATCGATAGCGATAGATTTGCAACCATAGCTGATTGCAGCCTCTTCAGATTTTTCGTTACTTCCCCAAACCCAAGCACCAGCAGGGTATGCAGCAAACAGACCATCAGAGAAGTTTTGGTTCTGATAGATGTCTTGCAGCCACATGTTCTCACTAGTACAACCGTTCACATCCATGATACGGGTGATTTCGTGAATTTTGGCGATATCGAGGTTACCAGCAGTATAACCTACTGTTTCACCATCAGCCAGTACTTTAGGGATGATACCCTCAGAACCTACTGAAGTTGAAGTAGACAGACCACTGTTGTTTACGATATTACCGCGCATCAGCTTCATCTCAACGTCATCTTTGAAACGTACGTTAGATTTTACCAGCCCTTTCAGTGTGAAGAGGGAAGTACCAGCTTGAGCACCACCAGCAGGAACATCACCAGAGAAACCACCAGTGTAAAACACTTCGGTCATCTCAGCGAGGTCAGTTGCAGTGAAAGTTTCACGCATTTCAGTGATGGTGTTAGTGTACTTCTCATCCAACTGAATCATTGGTTGATTAGAAGTAGAAGCTTCACCAGCATCCATGATACCACCAAAAATCAATACATCAGTAGCAAGAAGCTGATTAGTTGCACCAGCAGATGACAAAGACTGAGTAGAAATTTTAGGACGAACTGTGAAAGTGAAAGCGCTCGGTGTAGTACCAGTGATGGCCAAAATTTGACCTTCTACGTTGGTAGAGGCTACACGAACAGTTTCACCCGGACGCAAAGGAGCTTGAGTACCACTGTTATAGTGATAACCAGCAGCCAGAGTTACGGTGATAGTAGCACCTGCTGTAGCGCCAGATACGTTAGCAGCAGCCTGAATACCAGTGATAAGTTTACCACGGTTTTCAAACCAAAAGAAGTCACGGTTTTTAACTTCTTCCATACCAGCGTAGGTAGCGAGCCACCAAGTGAAGTCTTCAGAACCATATTTTTCAACATAGTTCTTGTAATACTGAGGTGTCAGGAGTTGTAGGTCCGACACGAGTTGTCTAGTTATACCGCCGGAGAGACTTATATTACCCGGTTGGAGTATATTCGACGTAGGAATACCAGCCATTTTGTTAAATTTTAATTGTTATTGAATATATATCAACTATTCTTCCAGATATATTCAATTTGCTTATCCCTGTCAGATTTGGATTCTGGGCTGAAGGTATTCTGTGGGGTTCGGGAAGTAACACTAATGTTACTAGTCCGACGAATGTGTTCAGCGAGACGCTTTGAAGCAGCCTCATTCACAAACTTCTGACTCATCTTCCCCTCACTTAACAACAAAGCCAAATCTTTTACAATTTGATTTGTGTTGATGTTTCCGTCTTGCGTCAACCACCTTTCAGCCAAGATTACATTCGCATCAAATCCTGAATTAGCAAACTGTTCAAGTTGTTCTGCAACTATTCCCTTTTCTTCTTGAGAAATAGCGTAAGATAGCGGTATATCGACTTCTTCGTCCTTAACCGAAACGCTAAATCCATCAAAAGAAATTAAGGCTTCGCTAACAGAATCTTTGAAATAGTCAACAAACTTCGCCTGAGCATCCAATTCCTCTTGGGTTGGCTCATAAGAATTGCGACCATCTTCTATATCTGGAAAAACTAGCTCATCACGATATTTCTGCAAATCCGGCTTAGCCAGCTTTGCTTCTATCATTAGTTCAGTTTCAGCTTCTTTTACTTGATTTTGCCAAGTATCTAAACGCTCTTGATATTCCTCGTCAGTTTCAATATCTTTTTGAACTGGCTTTGATGGAACACCAAAATTTCTATTAAACTGAAACTCAATTTCTTCTTTAGTCAAGTCAGGATAATTATTCCGCATGTTCATCTTTACGATTTCAACAGCAGAATCTTTATTCATTTCCCCGTCAATCAAACTACTTAATTTGCGACGAGTCTCTAAATAATTGTATACTTCATCCTGTTTGCCTTCTTTAAATAAACGAAAGAGATTTAAACTTTCTTCGTTTTCAAATTCAATTTCACTTTCTGCACTAGATTCTCTAAGTTTCCGAAGCTCCTCAAGTTCTTGTTTTGCAGCGTCAACACTTTCCCAATCAAATTCACGCTTTAGCCACTCAGAAGGTTCTACGATTTCTTCTTCGTATTCATCTTCTGTTGATGTTGATTGCTGGGAAGATGTGACATCAGAAGCGAAATTAATATTACCATCTTCAGATGGTGTCACCCAACTGCTATCAGAAAATGGATTAAACGCTTGCTGCTGATTTTGCTCAGAAGATGGTTGCTGAACCTGCTCTGATGATTCTTGCTGCAAATTTTGTGTTGTTTCAGACATGATTATATTTTAGGTTAGAAATAAATTACTTAAGAGTGAGAAGGTATTTGGTTTGAGCTCCAAGTCCACTTAAGCTTTGGCCCACGTTCTCCAAATCAATGAATTTGTTGGAAGCTGCATAATCACACAAATCTTTAGCGAAATCAACAACCTCATCAGCCAATTTCATTGATTCCCCAGCAGAATATTCAGGAAGTTTACCAACAGAAAACCCTCCTATGCGCTTACCATTCATATACCCCATCAGCTTTTCAGAAATTTCATCACGAAATGCAATAAGACCTTCATACAGCTTTCCTAAAGCCTTGTGTTCAGCATAAGATTTTGTATCTAAGTGTAGCTTGTGAGCTGCATCAGATAAATAAAAAAGTTTAGACTGAACATCCTCTGGAGTCATTTTAGACTTAGCCATATCTTCCCGAACTTTAAAAACAGTAGCCACTTTATTTCTTTTTTACCTTTAGTTTAATCTTTTTTTCTTGCTTCAACATTTCTTTAGTAGGTTCTTTACCACTTCCCTTATTCGCACGAATATTATCCCAAAGACCTCTTTGAGAATAAGAACCATCTGCACGTTTAATCATCTCTTTCATTATCAATGAATTTTATAAAGACGAACAAGGATTTTATCTACAGTTGTCAATTCTTCCCCGCTACCATCAAGCCACAAATAACGCCCAAATGATTGGAAGCGAACAAGGCTGTCTGCTGCAACAGATGTTATACCAGTCCCGTCAGCCAAATTAACACCCTCAAGAACAACTGCATTTGCAGACGAAACAGCACTACCATCAGATACGCCTTGAATATCGCCAGAATCATTTGTATGCTTAAAAGCAATAGACCCAGAAGGATTGACAAATTGAACCACCGCATAATCAAACCCGCCAGTATCTAATTTAACTAGACCGGGTGTTCCTGATTCAGAACCAGTAGTGTATTCGTTAGTTACATCTAAAACAATTTGAACTGACATATTTTATATTTTAAACTGTTATTGCTATATCTTGACCATTACTTTGATATCCTTCAATGTCACTCATATTAAAATCTGGCTGATATGGTGATATTTCAAAAGAATTACCAAAAGTATCAACGCTGTAAACCACACCTAATTTACCCGCATTATTTTGACACAATTGGCCAACTTCCAACTGAGTAAACTCTACAGAGTGAGAAGACAAATTAACGGTAATTTTGATATTTTGGCCGCGAAGGGCTTGAGATGGAACCGTATTTGTTATATTTATTGTAGGCATTTTATTATTATTTTATACAAATTTAAGATTTTTTATTATTGCTGGGGAATTTCTTGTTGTTCCGGAAGAGGGGCTTCTCCTCCTTCCTCAACTGGCATTTCCCCCTCAGGCATTTGACCCTGTTCCTGCATAGCCTGTTGTTCCATCATCGCCTGCTGTTGTGCTGCTTGCATTTGAGCTGCGATTTGTTGCTTTTGTTCATCTGTTGAAACTACAGCAGCCAAACCTACATTCTCCATAACTGCTTGGATAAGTGGTTGAAGTTCTGCGGGAATTGGTTGTCCAGTTTCTTGCATCTTCAAATACAAAGCTGTAGCCATTTGCAATACGCTAGTACGATTCTGCGCTTCGGCTGTCATTTGAGCCCGCTTGATATCAATTTGACCTTCCAGCTCTTTTGTTTGACGCTTTGCTTCTTCAGCAGCCTGAGCAGCAGCAGCCTGACCTTGGAAAGTCATTTGCTGATTTTGCATAGACATTTCCTGCTGAGTAACAATCATTTTTTTCTGGGCACGACGGAATAAAGCTTCGGCTAATTTAACATCCTCCTTAGCTACACGCATAATTTGGAATGGGTCGACATACATAACAAAATCTGGATTAGTCGCCATGGTTTGATTAAGCAAAGCCTCAAAGCGCATAAGTTCCCCTTGGTCAGGAAGAAGTTGAATTCTAGTTGAAAACATCTTACTTGCAAGCTTTTGCTTATTCATTCCACGATATGCATCAGCACCATATTTAACTGAATTCTTAAGAAGACATGAAATCTTCTTAGCAGTTTCAGCAATACAGTTCGTATATGCCCAGTAGAAATAATCAGTAGCAAACTGAGCAGCCTGCTGAGCAGTATCAATATTAGATACGGCTACTCTTGGCTGGATAGCTTGAGAAATAAGATTAGGGTCTTCCCCTAATTCATCTTTAAGAATTGAATAGTGCTTGTCGTAAAGCAAAATAAGACCCTGAAGCTGACTTAAGAATCCTGAATTGGCCAGTTCTGTAACAGGTACAGGTACTGGGTTTCCTTCAGCGTCTTTGCCTCGATAATAAAGGTCACCAGTCTGGTCGTATAGTTTTTTTACATCAATTGCTTTATTACCATCTCCCAATCCGTAATCGATATTCTGAAGAGCATCCCAGTTGATAAGAGAACCTACTGGACGCATTTTAGCCACCAATTGCTGCATCTTTAGACGAGCAATAATCATTTGGTCAACTGGCTCTTGAATCTTTTCTGGGATAGCGAGGGAAGTCATATCATAGTTCTGAACCATATAGAAGCTATATGAGAACTCTGCATTACCTACCTCTTTAGGGTCTTCGGGGCGAATCATATTTTTCTTAATACCCCAATCAAGCATCATATTAAGTTGGCGACAAAATACTCCACGATATATATTCCAATGAGTATCAGCGATAACTTCCTCATTTTCTCCAACCTTCTCAGGTCTTCCCTTCTTTACAATAGTGCTCTTGTTTTTCTTTGTAGTAACTACAGTATATGGGTCGCTATCTACAGTCTTGAGCTCAAATTCCAAGATGTCAATATTCCATTCATCATAAGGACGAAGGAAAGTTACATTCCACTCAGTAAGCCAAGTGATATTATCATACAACTGAAACTCTTTAGCAAATTGAGCAATCTTCCAAATCTCCTCTTCGCTTAATTTGCCTCCGAATTCTTTACCATATCTACGACGTATCTCACTTATCTTCAAAGTGCGTATTACACCACGCCATGTAGTGTCACGAAAATCATTGTAATTAGAATAAGAATAGAAGCAGTTTTCAGGCTTCAACAGTTCAACGTGAACGACCCCTTGGTCATCCATATAAGTATATGTTGCAACAAATCCAGTAGTGGCAGAATCATGAAGCATCTTTTCCTTCATGACATCAAAAAATCCATTAGCAGCAAGAATGTCATTGCAAGACATTTCATACTCTATTTCTTCAGGCAAACGCTGGAACTGCTCTTTCCAAATCAAAAGCTCTTCTTTGTCAGCCGGGAGTTGCTCGTGCTTTGGAATAATCTGAATACCAGCTTCCGCTTCCAATTGCTCTAACTCTTCCCTATTACTAACCATGAACTCAATCTCATCTAATTGGTCTTTCTTCTGTTTTACTGATAGGGAATCTATGGCAGTAACTCTAATCTTTTCGCTTCTACTCATCCAACGACCAACCAAACCAGATACAACACGATTAACGACATTGATTGACTGCCAATTAATATTTATATAGTTTATCTTGCCATTGAATTCAAGCAAATCTTGGAATTTGCTCATAGGCACACGACCATTAGCGTAACCACGATTAGTACGCCAACGAGCATTTCGAACCCAGAAATAACTAGATATACCTCCAGTTATTGTAGTATTAATATATTGAGCAAGTTGCTTGCCGTAATCCCAGTCAGATTTATCTTTAATAGATAAATTGTTGAGCTGGAAATCCTTTAGTATTTGTGCAGAATTCTGCTGCATCTACAATTTTTTAATAAAAATTAACCCACTATTCCAGAACAAATATAAGTTTTTTTATCAAAAAATTTTTTTTATCGTGGATAAACCTTTACAAGTGGTTCTCTTGGGGGAGGTGGCTTATACACTGGCTCTAAGCCACCAACTAGCGCAATCATAGCACTTACAGTTCGGTCACTTGGGGTACGCTTCGTAGGGTCATAGACCTTCAAATCCTCCAAAAGTTCAATCCAATATATTTTATCGCAATAGTGTTCCACATAACTAATCATGGCATCATTCTGCTTAGTCATAGCAAAATCAGTTACAGGGAAGCCGTAGTGCCTATCAAATGAACCTGTTTTTCGCCTGTTGGGGTCAATGGCATTTAAGGGAAATTTTGCTAGGTATCCCAATCTACCTCTATCCTTATAATAAGAATAGTAATCATCAGCCACAAATTCTATGTAAATCTGGTATCCCAAATATTCTGCGCAAAGCATTACCTGATTATGAAGGTCATCCTTCTCTATAGGTCTGCCATATAAATGGCCTGTAAATAGCCCAGTGTTTACAGGGTCTTTCAAATCATATTTTAAGTAAACCCAAGCAGATGCTTTTGAGCCGTACTTTTTACCGCCCTGACTATTTGAATAGCTATCCAATCCGATAACTCCTATATCAGTTCTAGATGGTTTTTTAAATGGCCCATCCCAATATGACTTGTTATCTTCTCCCCTTAAATTCAAATCCCCCACAAATTCCCAACAAAAATTTTCTTCAGTTTCTTTTGCATCTCTCCATTTAACCCTTTGGTCTATATCCCTGTAAAACAATAACTTACGCTTATATATGTTATTATTTTTAAGATATTCAACTCTTTCATTAATCTTCATAACATTAAAAATGCAATCCGCATTAGCTGACATAAACAGCTCAACCTCGTTGCATGGATTCATACGAATCTCTTCCTCTAAGTCATCGCCCTTCCGCCCCTCCCTTCTTTTCTGAATGTAAGCTCTTGCTCCAAGCCTAATGTCTTCTTCTGAAAGTTCACTTATTGTGTTCCCATCCTCATCTTTTCTAACCCACTTTTCAATTAGATATTGTGCCTGTTCTTCTGTTGGGGAATCCATCACACTAAATCCATACTCATCAATAAAACCTTCATATCCATCAAAAGCTGGACTAAAGTATCTTACAAGCCTGTTTACTGTAGGAGTCCTTTTACCTAAATCAGCATTTTCCCACAGCATTTTAAACTCAGAGCCACCCTTAGTCATCTTGTTGACTGTAGAAGGCATTTCAACAAATCCAACCCTCTTTACCCCCTTTACAAGGGTTTTTGAAACGATGGCAAATAATTGTGAGGCTGGGACATCTTTTTCTAACTTACCAAACTCATCTAGCAATATTCTACTCATACGACCACGGTCATATGCGTTTAGTACTGGAGCTCGATAATTGATTTTAGACCTATTCCCTTCATCATCCTTTTGTGTAGCAGCTACCCCGTCCTTTACGTTAGACGATTTTTGGGCGAAAACCAATTCAGTCACGCTATCTTCACGATTCATCTGCTTGGGCTTCAAAAAAGCAGGTAACTGCCTATACCCATATGCAACCATCTCAGTAAACGTAGCTCTACCATCTTCATTGGACTTAGATATAAGTCCGCAGTTTGAGTTCTTATAAAATATAGCGTCGTATACTAGATTTGATGTTGCTTGGGAAGAAGCACCTTCACGTCGCTTTTTACCTCGAATAATACCAAGACACCACAGTACATTTTCCCAATGCTCTAAATATATAAAATATCTTCTGTCACAATCTCTGTATTCTGGTCTAGAGCCATCTTCAAGTGTCCACCACTGTAAATAGAAATAATATTTTTTAGTTATGTAGTATGGTTTCCCTTTTATGAAAATCCAAACTCCATTTTTACATCTCAACAATTCCCTAGTCGCATAATCCTCTTGAGCTTCAGTCAGTATAAGGTCTCCAGCCTTATTATATTCTACCCTCTCAAAATATGAAGGCAGTTCTTCACGAACCCACATTTGGTCCTCTTCTGGGAGTCCATAATTAATTACTTCCTCATCCAATGGACATGGAGGTAACTTTATTTTGTGGCCGTATATAATATCAAAATCAGACATAATTATCTGCCTTGCCCGCGATAATTTCGTTCTTTTTTATCGTTCTTATTTCGACCTTTACGAGCTTTGCCGCCTTTTCTAGCGCCAAAAATTACTTTTGTTGATGAGTTACTTCCCTTTGACATATTAATCTCGTTTTTCAGCTATTCTATCTAAAAAAGGTTTCTTTTCTACGTCAGCTTTTTCATTTCCAGTAATTCCAGCAGCATCCCTCAAACTTCTAATAGACTCACTTACCGTTTGACTTTTCTCCAATATCTTAAATATCCTATCGAAACTTTTATCTTTTGGGTCATCAAGATTTATTTTAGCCAAGCTATTCCCATTCAATAAATCAGCCATTTCATTTGCCTTTCGCTGCAAAGAATAAAATAGTTTAGCAGCACCATTCTCTTCATATGATTTTAATCTAGACTTCAAGTCTTCAATCTCTTTTTCAATAATACTTTTTACAGCGTCATTCATATTTTTTCGGCTTTATTTGGAGTTAAACCTACAAGCAATTCATCTCTATTCAACTTATCAGTCAAATAATCATCTATAGCTATTACCTCTTCCCTTTCATTTTCTTCGTCAGGGAAATGCCTAAATCGTATCAATCTACCTTCTTGGTCATTAGTATCCTGAAATATAATTTCATAGTCACAAGCCTTCAGCGTATGAACTATCTTACCAATAAATTCTCCTGTCGTAACATAAAGAACGTCACTAACTAGTGATGGCTCAATACCAGACAATTTTCCTTCATAAGGCATGAAAACTCTCAATCCAAAATCAAAACCCTTTAATGGCCTCCAAGTATCACCATCAAGCCAAGCGTAACATTGTTCAGAAGGTATAGAATAATATCTCGTATCATTTCCCTCAACTTCACCTGATAATGGGGCGAAATCAAATACCCTGTAAGTATCATGAGTCATATTTGGATGAATTAATATCTGACTACCAGATTTAATACCATCACCGCTGATTACAATAGCATTTACGGGGTGAGTCTCCCTTTTATTTAAATTATTCCATTGACGTTCAATGCGTATTTTAGTCCCGTCAGAAAACGTGTGACTATTTTTACTTTCTAAATCTACGCTGATTATTACCTTGCCTTGAACCCATTTAAGTTCAGACATAAAAATTTATTTTGTTTTAGGTATTAAAGGTAGCTAGATTTAACTAGCTACCTTTATTTATTAATAACGTGCTCGACTAACTCTACCGGAACCAACTTTACATCCAACGCTAAACTTCTTCCCTGCACATCTAGCTTGCCTCTCTGCCCTACGACCTTCTCTTTTTTCTTTACCTGTAAAAGATGGCCCTTCTTCTTTAAATTTAGGCTCTTTCTTTTTTACAATAAATTCGCTCTTATCTGTTTTAACAGATTCACCATCTCGGTATTGGGCATTATTTTGTCCATAAAATGTACCCTCAGTCATAGCTTTCTTTTCAGAAGCAGTAGCTTCACGTCCAACACCAGCGTCAGAAGGAGTTACGGTAGTTGTCTCCTTAATGTAGACATCTTTACCTTTTTTACTTCTACTTGGGTCTTTTATAAAACCGCCCGGAATAGATGGAGCAGATTGGCCAGCTTTAACTTTAACCTTAATTCGTTTTTTCTTTTTTTCAGGGTCGATTGACATGAAAATTATGGTTTTTCTTTTTTAGACAATTTGTTCATCATGCGCATTCCAACAGAAATTGGACTAGCTTCTGAAGATTTATTGCGAAGATTTTCAGCTCTTAATTCGCGAGCATCTTTTTTTAAAGTTTCTTTTTTAAGGTTTTCACTACGCAGTTTGCGAGCATCTTCTTTTAATTTAGCAGCTTTGGGCATATCACTACCCACCATTCCGCTAACAACAGTTCCACTAGGGGACTTAAATTTTACTTTGATTTTTTTTGAGCTTTCCATTTTATTTGTTTTTATTACGTTCTGAAATATTTTTAGCCTTAGCTTTTGCATCAGCTTTGGAGGATGCCCCCCACGCCTTCAAAGATAATAAAAGTCTTGTAGGTTTACCATCTTTATATTCAGGACCGGGCATACCTCCCATTCTAGCCAAAAAACTAGCACGGCGAGGATTGTCTCCAGACTTAACTGGGGCTTTTAATGCTCCTCCAGTCTCAGCCTTATATGAAGCTCTACCCTTAGCGTTAAGACCTCCTTCAGGGTTTTTACCCTCCTTACGTTGCCAAGCCGCTGATTTTACTCTAATCTTTGCCATACCCAAAATTAATATATTTTTCAATATACACGCTCTAAGGCCCATTTTTTTATAATCTTGGGAAGTGGCTCTTCAATAAGTTCCAACTCATCTTCCCCAAACCAAAACTTAGGCTGAAAAACGGCATCCAAATCCAGCTTGGGGTCGTGATGGCCAAGTTCAAATACGTTTTCCTGCATATTTATAACCTTGTCTTTCATCAATTCCCGTTTCCTAACAAAACCCATATGGTATATACATATCTGCTCAACCCAGTTTTTATCAAGTATTGGGACAGCAATACTTTCAGCATCTCCATATGAACGGTATTCAGCTTGGGTAAGTCTGACTACTTCAGGTGAGCAAGGCATTCTATTTTGGGGAACTTTCAATTGAGTGTATGGGCTATCCCATAGATTAATCCTTTTGCACAAGTATCCAGCAATATTTGATTTTATGGCTTCCCGAACACTATTATATGAACGCTCATGCAATATCTCATCACATTGTAAATAAAAACTGTAATCATAGCCTGCTTCATGTGCTGCATAAAGAGCCATATCCGTAAAATAACAAAGCTTTGTCTTCCCTTTACCCTTCTGCAAATCCCATTCTTCTTTAGAACGCTTTATTAATGTTAAATTGGGGGAATTAATGGATTCTATTTTTTCGCAAGTACCATCATCACTTCCCGCGTCAACAACAAACACATGGTCACAAAACTCCAATAAACAAGCTATTGTCTCCATATAACAATAGTCATAAGTTTCTCCGTTTCTAATAAATGTTGTACCAGCTAGTTTCACTTTATATGTTTTTGATATGCTGTGATATTTTTCAATACTTCAATTGGAAATGAGTTGTCAACTTGAACAAGTTGCCAAAAGTCATCGCCAAACAAAGATTGGCAACTTTCTTGCTTATATTTAATCTTTGACTTAAATTCTTCTGTATTTAATTCAGTATGAGAAAAAGACTCTATTTTCTCAATTATTTTATCATAACCACCCATATAACTGAAATGCCACCCAGCATCATGAATAATTCTCTCAAAGCCGCTATTTCTTACGTCGTCAGGTGTCTTATCTTTTAGGTAAGAAAAATTCATTACCCTAGCCAAATCCCAGTTCTGATTCCCTTCAAGACAATTAAAATAATACCTATAAGTATCCATTTTAAGAGCTGTAAGGGAACTGATAGGATTGTAGTGTTCTATTGTAGAACGTCTAATAATTTCATCTGCATCAGATATAATTACAATATCATTATCAGAAGCTCCGAGCTGAGTTAATGCAAACAATATGTGATTTCGCTGTTCCTTTTCATTTTCCCAAGCGTTACCATTATTTGGTAAATGATTAGCCACAAAGTGTTCTATCTTATATGGAAGTTTAGTTTTATAGCTAAGAGACTTCCATTTCCCGGTAAATGTATAATTGCTTTCTATTAATATATGTGTAACATCAAGACCAGATAACTCTTCGCACCTTATCTTAAGTAAGTCCTCTTCCCCATTATATGTAAAGCAATCCCAAATCATTTAATAAGCTTTATGAAATTAATAACTTGTTTAGTTGAAAAACTTGAACAAGGGGGACTACTTTCACTTATATAGCATGGCACTCCTGCACAACCAACTACTGAATGCCAACAATAAGGCTTTTCACAAATAGGGTTTTCTTGATTATGATTAGTCACAACTACAATATTATCAAGGTCAACATGAATAATATCAGGATTTACATTTCCAAAAAATATCATGCTTGGAATGTTGAACCCAGCTGCTATGTGACTTATGCCGCTATCTATACCTATGAACATATCTGCACCAGCAACTAGATAAGACAACAAATTTTCATTTATTGTTCTCATGTGCATAGTACCTATTATTTCTTTATTTTGAAATCCAACCTGTATTACATCATAACCATTACGCTTTAATTCGTAAGCGACCATCTGCCAATCAACCCCATAAATATTTCTACTCGCCTGAGGTCTGTCATCAATGTGAAGTACGACATATTTATTAAATAATTTTGTGTGTTGATTAACCTGAAATCCTAATGACAATTTTTGTTTAGTTAGGTATTTCTTGTAATCATCTTCACAAACACCGCATGCCTCGAAATATGATATTAGATGGGGAACTTGTGGGTTATTTTCATACGACATATCTAAGTCGTAGTGTTTTGCATTTTTTAACAATCTACCATCAACTAAATGTATATTATGTATCTTATAATCATGATTTATAAACAGATTATAAAAATTATTTGATGTATGCAATACGACCATGTGCCCAGTATCATGAAAATATCTCATAACTGGTTCGAGTCTTATTACATCACCCATTGCACCCATTCTCTTTATAACTACAACTGGCTTATATGGTTCATGGAATTTTCCGTGAAAACCAAATGTGGGTTGTGCTGGCTGCCTTAATTCAAAAGAAAATTTATCTGCAACCTCTTCTGAGGCAAATTTAATATCGTATTTTTTAATTAAGTAATCTCGGTAAAGCCGACCTATAGCTTGGTCTTCTGGGTCAGTTGCTGATATAAAATCATCTTCAGCTAATGCATTTTGTAGTTTTTTTGAACGAATGGAAAAACCACCATTACCAACATTTTTACCGTCAATATATAACCAAGGCGCACCTATGTAATCATAATTTAAAAATTCATTATCCCAACAATTCCCATCTAGAACATATCCATCATGCTGACAAACAAGAACATATTCTGTATCGAAAAAAGAATTTAATTTTTTTACAATAAATTCCGAATACTGTTCTTTTGATTTTATAGATTCAATTTTTACAACATCTATTCCCTTTACCTTTATATCAATATCTGTCAATAGTTTTACTGAAGCAAAATCACAGTGTTCTGAGCTCTTTTTTAGAGCATCAACCGCTCCTTTATAGCTGTAACAATCTACAGCTATAAGTGTTATATTATTTAACTGTAATTTCATTGATTCCAATTTTCTGGTATTTTAACATCAAATGATTTACCATACATAGGATTGCCATATATGATTATATCATCAGACAAATAATGCTTAACAATACCGCCTTCCAATCTAACAAGCCAAACGGTATTAATATCTATCCCATAATCTATTAGTAAAATAGCTTCTCCTTCTCCATGAGGGGTATGTACTGGTATTGGGCTTGGGAATTGATGTATCATTTATTTAATTTTTCAAAGTAATATTCTAAACCGCCTTGATGATAAAAGTCATATGCCTTTTCTCCAACCGGGATTACATTAGGCATCATAGTGAATGTTTCTAAAATTCTAGGGGTTTTCAAAGATTCTGCTAGCTGAAAACAAAAACTTTGATTACCTAGGAAAAATTTACAATTTTTAATAGCTTGAGCTAATTGATAAAAATTATCTGGTTGATAGTGTTCTATATCCAAATCCCAAGTTTTACAAAAAATGTCTTTTTCTTTAGGCAATCCTAAAAACATTATATCATCTTGATGTTTTTTCAGGAAATGATATGTGATTAGATAATTTCTATACCGTTGAGTAAAGTTAATTAAAATTTTCCCTTGCCAAGGAAAAGCAAAATTTAATGTTTTGGGAAGTTCTATCCAAGGTTTTGAAAGGTCTGAGACCATCTGCGGGAAAACGTAATTAAACCATCTATTTAATGAACCCTTTGGCTGATTAGTATATCTTTCAAGTCTAATCAAATCAAAATCAACATCAAAATCTTCCCCTTTCCAAATTAAAAAAGATTCAACATATTCCTGCTCTTCAATCAGTGGCTTTAACATATCAAACATATACTCAGACATACAAACCGTTTCCCCTTCACTATTTTGAAATGGATGTATACTTCCCTCATAACCAATCCCCTGCATGCCTATACGCTGATATATTATAGCCCTTCGACCAGTGTCTTCCCACATTTTTTTGACCCCGGCCAAAAAGCTAATTAAATCACCAGCAGGAGACGACGTTTTGTACTTTAATGGTATATTCATAATTTTACATTGATATTTCGCAAGCGTTTGCGAAGAGTTTTCTTCACAATCAAATTTTTAAACATGGCACAAGTAGTTAGTGTTTTTGTTTACGGAATCGACGGACCCGGCGGACAAACCGAAATTAAAGCCGCTGGAGGACAGCAAAATCTGTTCCCTGTTCAAGGAATTCACGTTTATCCAACCACCGAAGTTCGTGGTCAGGCTAACGTAACCTGCACAGCCGTAGTTGAGTTGCTTCCTACAGGTTTGAATCAGGTATCGACTAAGTTCTTTACCCCAACTCCTGTTGCAACAATCCTCGCCGCCGCTAACGCCTAATTTAGGCGCTATTTTGGCGAATGAATTAAAAATCCGAGTTCGCTCGGATTTTTTTATTTTTGTGACATGGCTACAATACTTACTGCATCTATTTATGGGTATCAAGGCAACCCAAACTATACTACCAACGCTGGTATTCAAGTCGGATTCCCCACATCCCAAATTATTATTAAACCAATATCTCCAGCTATACCTTTTCAAGGAGTTGATTGCAATTCATCAATTGAAATAATAACAGCACATCCGCCATTCCCAATATTTTATTGCTCAGAAACCGCTTCAAATTTAATTTACGGAAGCAATAATTAATCCACACCCCCCGCAGGCACATTCCCGTAAATGTTGCCATTAATTTCATTAACCAAGTCCTGAAGACCGGAAACGCTTGTCTGAAGACCTTGCTGCTCTTTTTGGAGGGAATCCACCACAAAAGATTTCAATTCTTTTAGAGCTTGATATTGCTCAATAGCAGTACCCTTAGATAGTTCTTTTGTCAGACGTTCGAGTTTGATTTTCATTTTAATTTGAATTTTTATGGTAAATGGGGACCAAAACATTAGTCAATTAAATTATTGCGCAAAAAATAAGAGATAAGCTGATTTGTGTTTTTGCACTGAAATTTAGCTCGCAGAAAACGCAAATGGTAGGCAAATGTATTTCTGTTCATCCCAAAATCTTCAGCAATTTTGTTTGCCTTTTCGCCTGAAGCAAGTGCTTTTACCCAAAGTTTTTCTTGTTCTGTAGGAGTTACATCAATTTTAATGATTGAATCTGTAGACATAATTTAAATTTTGTTTTTAAAAATCCGCCCAGTATAAAGATACAGGCGGGTGTAAACCAACTCTATTTGCTATGCAAGTGCAAATATAATGCAATATTTCTAAAATAAAAAAATATTTTTTTAACAAAATAAATTTGGCCGCATTGTTTAGTTTGTTTATGTTTGCATCATGAGTTACCTAGAACAGCGTTTCAATCAAAAACTTAATGGGAAGCCAGATAAGCCTAAGAAGGTTTATAGTATCCCTAAAAAGTCAGCAAAAAAGATTGCCAAAGAATTAGAATTCAAAGAGGCAGGAATTCCCTCCGAACTACAAAAATGGTATGAGGGTATTATGGCCCGGGAAGACAAGCAATGCTGGAATTGTGGCGAATCTCTTGCCCACTATAATAAACAAGATTGGCATGCATGCATAGCACATGTTCTACCTAAGTCTATATTTCCATCAGTATCTACACACCGTCTCAATTATATGATTTTAGGGAAGTGGTGCAATTGTCATGGAACTTATGATAGCAATTGGGATGCAGCGAAAAAAATGCCAATATTCAAAGAGGCTATAGATAGATTTATCATGATATCACCAGACATAAAAGAAACATCTCGCATTCCAGATTTTTTTCAAAAGATATTAGACGACAACGACCCATTTAAATATTTTAACAATGAGAATTGAAATAAAGCAAGGTGTCGAGAACATATCTATATTTTATAATGATGAAAGATTGGGGACAGTAAGCTATGAAGTATTCATGTTAAGAATACTGTCTAAAAAACAACTTTCTCAATATGAAAAAAAACTAAATAAAAACATATGGGATGTCAGAAAAATAGACCTTAACTATGCTTTAACACACCAAGAAAAATCTATTGAATATCTTTATTAATCAAAAGCAAAAACAATGAAAAAAACAATCGCAACACTAATTGGAATCATCATCATCCACATCTCAATTAATGCACAAGTAATTAATGATTTGTATTTAAGAGACTACAAAGTGGCTTTGTTCGGCAAATGCATAACGGCATCTTATGATAAGGTAAAAAAAGATTTTATTCCAAAAGATTCATCTGATGAGAGAAACTTAATTATTATCAAAGAAAAGGAAATAATCTTCAATGGTAAGACATACAAAATAAACGAAATAGAAACTGATGAATATTTTCACTCATCAGTTATGAATGTAGTAATTGACGCTTGGTATACATGTACTGATTCATCTGGAATAGTATACATGATGAATGCGGTGTACAATAAAACAAATATGTATTATTTTTCTGTGGCTAAAGAAGAAGACAACGTAGAAGATATTTTAGAAAAAAGATACACTTACTATTGATGAAAAAAATATTTTTAAATAAAACATTTTAGCGCATATCTTTGGAGCCGCTAAAAGTTATAACATTGATTCCATTATCATTTTACTGAAAAAATTAGGCTTGTCCTGTGCTGCGTTAAAGTCGCTCGTTTGGGGTGGTTATAACTTTTAGCAACAGCATGGGCAAGCCACCTTTTCCTATGCCTAAATTAACCTTTTATTTCAGTCACGATTATAACGCCAGAAATGACGAAAAAATCAAAGTTTTGATTAGAAAACACGGCATGATTGGCTACGGAATTTACTGGTCAATTGTGGAGGATTTGTATCATAATGCGAACGCATTGCGAACGGACTACGAAGGCATAGCGTTCGATTTGCGGGCGCAATGCGACGTTGTTAAGAGTGTTGTTGAGGACTTCAATTTGTTTGAAGTTTCGGAAAATTTTTTCGGTTCCAAGTCAGTGCAAAGAAGGTTAGATGAGGTAAATTCTAAATCTTTAAAAGCTAGAGAATCAGCTAGTTATAGATGGGGTAATGCGAACGCATTGCGTTCGGAATGCGACAGCAATGCTATAAATAAAAGAAAAGAAATAAATGAAATAAAAGAAAGTAACTTAGTCACTAAGGACTTTTCTAAAAAAGAACAAAAAGAAAAAGAAAAAATAAATAAAAAAGAAAAAGAAAAAGAAGAAAAAAGGATTTCCCCACGAGTTCCCAAACCAAAAAAAGTTGGGATGTATGTTTTGCCTAAGTTGAAAGTTGTGGTTTTCGAAGATGAAACGTGCCAGCCTATGACCGAAGAAGAATTCGCACTATGGGCAAAAAAGGAAATTCGGCCTTACCACATCGAAGCCGTGCCGGAGCTGCTCAAGCCGCTTTCCGAGGTTGATGCAGGAACCTAGAATCGCACCAGACGCACGGAAACGGCCCAAATTTCGATTCAAAATGCAAAAAGGTATCAACACCTTACTCAAAAAAAACAGGGGCTAGAATCGCCTTAAAATCAATTGACCAAAAATAATTTGAAATGTATTACAACCAGCTTACGAAACTTGATATCAAAATCCGAAGAAGAAGTGGACAGGAAAAAACAGTGTGCCCCAAGTGCTCAGATTCCCGCAGAAATAAAAAAGACCCTTGTTTGTCAGTGAATATAACTGAGGGAACTTATAACTGCCATCATTGTGGTTGGCGTGGGAATGTCAAATCCTTTGAGCGCCGGGAATCGTCAAAAAAATATTCAAGGCCGGATAAATCAATGCTCGAAAATATTCAATTAAATGAGCGTATTGTTTCATACTCTGAAAGTCGTGGTGTTTCACATGAAACATTAAAAAAATTCTTCATACATGGAAAAGAAGAATGGATGCCAGCGACACAGAAAAAAGAGCGTTGCATTGTTTTCCCATATATCAGAGATTCCCAAATTGTAAATGCAAAGTATAGAGATGGAGCTAAAAACTTCAGATTGATTAAGGATGCTGAATTGATATTCTTTGGTATGCAAACTATTGAGGGAAGACATTGTGCTATTATAACTGAAGGCGAGTGGGATATGCTAGTTGCATATGAATGTGGTTTTGGAAATAACTATGAGCCAGAGCCAAATGATGATGGGGAAGTGGTAGAACACGAACTTGGAAGGTGGGCTGTATTATCAGTTCCTAATGGTGCAAGTAAAGGAAACCAGCAATTAGAATATCTTGATAATTGCAGCGAATGGTTGTCTTCTATAGATGAATTTATAATTGCAACTGATTCAGATGATGCTGGTAGAAAATTGAAAGATGAATTAGTTAGAAGGCTTGGAGTTGAAAAATGTCGAGTAGTTGAATATCCGAATGATTGTAAAGATTTAAATGAAGTATTACTTAAATACGGCAAGGAGGAGGTAATAAAAATATTACTTGAATCTAATTTGATTCCTGTAGACGGTGTTTATTATCTAGAAAGCATATTCCCTGATATGTTGGAGTCTTTTAAAGAAGGAGTTCAACTTGCACCTACAACAAGGTTTGGCGAAATGGATGATTTCTTCAGATGGAAAAAAGGCGATATTACTTTGTGTACTGGGTATGGTAATCATGGCAAATCATTTTTCATGCTTCAATTAATGATTACTAAGTCCATTTGGGATGGTTGGAAGTGGGCGATATTTTCTCCTGAGAATTATCCTCCAAATGACTTTTATGATGATATCGTGGAGATGTATGCTGGGAAGTGGTTAAAGGATATGACAGTAGATGAATATACAGCAGCGTGTAATTTTATTTCTGAGCATATTTATTATGTTTATCCAGAAAGCGAGCATGACATAAATTCTATCCATGAAAAATTTAGATATCTGATTTTGAAAAAGGGAATTGATGGAGTTATGATTGACCCTTTCAATCAATTAGATAGGACTCAAAAAGCATATGAAAGGGATGACCAGTATCTTAGTGCAATACTTAAAGATATCAAAAGATTCGCTTTATTGAATAATATAGTTTACTGTATAATAGCTCACCCTAAAAATCCAACATATAATCAAGACCGTTCACTTCCCGTACCAGATAGTTATGATTTGCATGGCGGTAGTATGTGGGCCAATAAGTCTGACCAAATTCTAGCCTATTATAGGCCAAGGTTTCATGAAGACAAGAATAGCCCAGATGTTGAGGTTTATGTTCAGAAGCTTAAGAGAAAGAGGACTGGCGGTAAACTTGGGCACTTCCCCTTAACACTAAATTGGGCTAAGAAGAGATATATTAATAGTAACAGCGAAATGCCTTGTGACCCAGTATTTGCTAAAAAAACGCAAATGCAAGAAAAAACCGATTATACTCCACAAGAAATATGGAAAGAATTTCCTGAAACAGATATAAACTTTTAATTTTGACTGAAACCTAAAACATGAAAAACAAACTAGTACTAGACTATATTCTAGATGCATTCGATGATGATGAGTTCATTAAGATAGATGGTCATGATAGCGCAGTAATTGGTGTTGATTTACAATCAATGAGATTAATTTATTCAGTTACAGCAATAATTAAAAATTTAAGAAACGAAATGACAGAGCCTGAGGCTGTTGAGTTTTTCGAATTTAATATCGCAGGTTCATACGTTGGCGAAAAAACACCAATACTTTGTGAAGATTACTTTTAATGGCAATAGTTAGAAACATACAAAACAATCAGATTTACCAGTATTTAGGTGAGAGTAAGTATAAAAACTTAATTACTGGCGTAGAAGGAGAGGTTTCTGATGAAATGGCTAAGAAGATATTCAAGATAAATTTGCAAGCCACTAAAATACTTCATGACTTCCCTATAGTACAAACTCTTATATCAGAACTTGGATTAACAATTGATAACTATCAAAATTTAGAAAAATGAAAGAAAGCAAACTTTTCTCAGGAACCATTTGCATTACAGATTTAATGCAAAAATTGAAAGATGGGCATAGCTCATTTATTAAAGTTGAATCTAATGGAAAAATTTATTGTAATGTCTTGCTTTGGGAAAACTCAACGCTTGATAAGTACAATAATAGCCACTCGCTTCAATTAAATTCAAAGAAAGAAAATAAAGAGACCGAGGGTAAGGTGTATGTTGGAAATTTCAAACCAATTGAAAGAAAGCAAAACTCTACAAGTAATGTTAGTGGTTCTGATATATCAAATTTGACATCTAACACAGATTTGCCATTTTAAAAAAACATAAATGAAACTTTCAGAATTATCAGAAGGCCAAGCAATTGCGGTAGAAGCTAAGGGCACTACTCAATTAAATGATGGAGATTTTGTTTTAGTAGGTGTAAAGTGTGTTTATAGTGGTGGCAAATTTATCCCAATCCCAAAGCGCATAAAAATGATTCCAGACATATTTGATGACGTAAAAGGGGACGAATTGGTTATTATTAAAAGATTTACATTATTAAAAATACACAATTAACATGGACCAAAAACAATCTGTTTCAGCGATAAAAAAAATGGTCATTGGATGCATTATAGCAGAATATGGCGCAAGGCAGCTAGTTGATTCTACTAAGTATGACTTGAAAAAAAGAGTTAATACTGTAATAAAATCCGTAGAATCAGTTGAAAATTGGTTTATTCATAACCAGTATAGCTCTGAATTATATAGGGATATATTTAAGAAAGAATTTAGAGGTAATGAAGTTATGCTGATGGCTGAGCTTTTTGATACTGTGTTTGGTCTTTCTGAAGATTCTTTGGACGAAATAATACAAGTATTGAAAAAAAATATAACCGATGCCAAGTAAAGGACTTATTTACCTATACGATTCTGACACAAATTTGCCCATATCCACTAGGAAATATTCTGACAGGGTAAATAGAAGAGAGATTATAAATAATTGGAAGAAGCTTTATGCAGGAGCTTATTATAGATGCTATATCATTATATCTCCAGAATTGACTGAGAACTATGATTATGATGCTATGGAGAAAATGCTTGATAAAGTAGTTCCAAGAAAAGAAAATTCAAAGATTAAAAGAGCTAAAACTCAAAACAAAAGTATTTATAACACAAATCCGCTATACAGCTACGATGATTGAATAGTATTTTAATCTAGCGTTTGTTTTTGGTTAATATCCCCTTCCGTTTCTACGGTGGGGGTTTTTTGTTCCAAAATTTGTTTATTTGAATTTTGGTTTGTAGCTTTGGTGACAAAATAATACATTATGCCAGTTGGCCAGCAAAAAAGTGCTAGATTGGATTGTTGTAGAGGGTATAGAGATAAATATGGTGCAGATATGCCAACAGCCATGTTGGCTAAAATTATTTATGAAGAAAATAAACTTTTATTTAAGGACAAAGAAGATGTAAGGTATGCCTTGAGGTACATTGAAGGTAAGGTGGGTGGTAAGAGGATTAATTCTTACATTAAAAATTCAAAATATTATATGGAAAAAGATAGAAATTGTAACCCATATTCATTGCCGGAAAGTGATGAAACAAATTATGACCCGTTTATATTAAAATCTAAACGGGTTTTGCTTTTGTCTGATATACATATACCATATCATTCTATTAATGCGCTTACAGCAGCTTTGGAGTTTGCAGAAAAAGAAAACCCAGATTGTATATTACTGAATGGGGATACATTGGATTTTCATGGCCTGTCAAGATTTGTAAGAGACCCTAAAAAGAGAAGTGTGTCGCATGAATTAAATGCGTTTAAACAATTCATGGATATTTTGAAGCGTGTTTTCCCTAGCTCAAGAATTATATTTAAGGTGGGAAATCATGAAGAAAGGTATCAACACTTCTTATGGTCTAAAGCTGCTGAACTTACCGATGTTTCAGAATTCGATTTTGAAAATATTATTAAGGCTAGGGCTGAGGGTATAGAATATGTTTCAGATAAGCGTATAATTAACCTAAATGGGTTAAATATAATTCATGGTCATGAATTTTCCAGTGGGTTTTTCAGCCCCGTAAATGTGGCTAGGGGATTATTCCTTCGCGCTAAAACATCAGCTATCCAAGGTCACAATCATCAGACATCCGAGCACACTGAAAGTGACATGAATGGCAAAATCACAACTACTTGGTCTACAGGCTGTTTGAGCGAACTGCATCCGGCCTATTCCCCTATCAATAAATGGAACCACGGATTTGCCATTATTGATTCAGCTGAAGATGGGTTTGAGGTTAGAAACAAACGGATATTCAAGGGTAAAGTCCTGTAGTAATTCGTTAAATTTGGGCATGGGTTTCCGCATAGAGCTAATAGAGAAATATATAGAAGCCGACCAAGAAGACGATACATTAGAGAAGCTTGGGCTCTCTGTGCGTAGGAAGTATAAGGTGAGAAGAGTTAATGTCCACTTTGACGATATAGAAAGGATTATTGAAATTCCGGGTACTGATGAAGAGTGCAAGATTAGACTTTATAGTGGAGATGAATTAATAATAAGGGAGGGTTATGATGATATGTCTATTTTCATCACTTCCCTTGAAAGCCTAAAAGAAGACGATGATGAGAGCGAAGAGTAAGATACTACAAGAAGTGATTGATGACCTGTTTAGCAGAGAAATCAAGGGTCTGGAGACATACGGAACAACCGTAGACCGAGATGACTATGAACTTAAAAACTGGCTACAAGAAGCTTATGAAGAGTGTTTGGATAAGTGTATATACTTAAAAGCGGCTATAAAAAAAATAGAAAATGCCCAGAACATACAAGAAACCAAAAGTAATTTATAGGCCGCTAGGTAAAGAACGGGCCTATGGGTTAGCCGATTTCGCCAATAATACTATTGAGCTAGATACGAGACTTGAGGGGTACAGGCATTTATTATACATATTACACGAATTCTACCACATAAAACACCCAGATTGGAGTGAGACGAAAGTTAGCAAAGAATCCAGCAAAACTGCTAGATTTCTTTGGGATAACAACTTCCGTTGGGTTGAGGTGAAATAGTTTGCTGTTTGCAATCAGCAAATTGATACTATAGGTTAAATGCTTTTATTGTGTGTTCAAATGGATTGCCCTCAATTTGCTTAACCAAGTTTAGCATATCCTGAGCAAGCTGTCTCACTTCAAGCTGTGCATGCTCACTGTTTCTAAGCTGTTGGAAGTGGTAGAAGCTTCTCCAGTTGAACATGACATCCATTGTGATTTGGGAATTGAATGTCTTGAAGAAGCGAGCTGATTCTTTAGCCCTCTTTCTGCCTATCACAGGTGTTAGTTCCCTCAAACAATTATGATAAAGCTTATTACCCATTTCTGTGTAGTTATGTAGAGCAATAGCCCATCTATTATCCCAGTCAGCAGGAACATAATATTTATCCTCTTTTAGCTCTTTGTAACGAGCAGACTCACCATTAATGCTTACACCAATCCTGTGTTTTAGTAAGTGAATATGCGTAGCTTGCTCTACAGTAACCAAAAAGTGTAAACTGGATTTCTCAAAAGGTGTAAAATGACCATCAGATGCAAGCATACTGAGCAGCTTTGGAACCCTAGCTATCTTCTCATCAGTGAGTTCCCTGCTTGTACTTGTCCATGCAGAACATGCATGTGTCAAATCATCCCCATACCATCCTAATAACTCTACTTTATTTGGCATATGTTTCGTTGTAGTATTGTTTACCATTTTCGTAATTACCAACACACCGCATTTGGTCATAAGCATCTTCTATATGCTCTTTCTCCATTGGCAAAAGACTTTCAATCTTTTCTTCAATCATCCTTGGTGTGTCAAGGTCCATAGGTAGAGTGGCTCTCACCCATTGCAATAGTTCTTGAAGTGCTGTTTGTTTCATAGTTTTATTTAATAATTGTGGTGGTATAGACCTATACGCAAGTTAGCAGTAATACTACATTGACAGTAATTTAAGAAAGTATTCTGCTCCTAAGTTCGCAATGGCGTGTCTATCTTTATAATTTAGATATTTACCAACTTTATTGTGTTTTTCTCTATACCATCTTTCGTTGTCTAATTGTGCCATTGCTATATTAGCAATCCATCCTTGTTTGTACTCAGGGTCTTTTAATCCCTCGTTTAGTTTTTCAATTACTTCTTTCATTTTATTTATATTTAGTTGTTAATAATCCGTACTACTGCTAACACCAAATAAGCAAAACTTCACTTCGTTCCGCTTTGCCTATTTGCAAAACGTTATGCTCAATTCTTTTTTCTTTTACGCTTCCAAGCATTTATCTTATCTTGAATCCACGCAATAAGAAATAGTATTGCAACCACAACTATTATCAGACCTAAAAGACTTAACCCTATTATATCTTTCATATTCCAGACAACTATCTGCCCCGAACAAGAAGAAAAAAGAACTAAGCATAACAGCACATAAGCAAAAGCAAAGGTGCGGTGGTAAATTGATGTTTTTGTTTTCATAATTATATTCTGTTTTTAAGTTAAAATTTTCGTTTCCAAATCTTTGCCTTCGCTTATCTGCAAACCGTTATAAGCAATAAAAATTACTTAGTTCGGTTTCCATATTTACGTTTTTGTCTTCCATCAACTTTCGCTTTATTTGCGTGAAAAGTACATAACCACTTGTCGGGGTGGTATTGTTGGTTTTTAGTCGTTGCTTCTCTTGTGCATTTTTCGTGTTCGCATTTCATAAGTCGTAATTTTTACAGCTTATAACAGCGTATATACAAGATACGCCTACAAGCATTTGTTTATAATTTAAAATTTTCGTTAAGGCGTACCTCGTATATACGCAAAACGTTATCGGCAACCCTAAGACACCGACATATCAAAGTAATTCCATTTTTTGAAGTTGCTCAAAAGACATAGTTTCAAGTTTGACTTTCATCTTTTCCCTTAATGCCTTTTCTTCTTTATTACGTTTCCATTGTTCTCGTAATTGATTGGCTTCTTCATCGGTTACTAATTTACATTGTGATATAGTTCCCATATTCATTCTACCAGTCAATCCTTTTTGACTGCCATCAATTAAACTAAACATTGTATCAGGCATTGTAAAAAGCCTAAAACCCGTTTTAGTAACTTTTTCAATCTTCATTAGTGAACGTCTTTTGTTATCCGAATAAGACATTCCACTTTCATAAAGAACTGTTTTACCTATCAGTTCTTGTGTGTTGTTTTCAAAATCTTTAAATTCCATTTTATTTATTTGTTTTTAAGTTAATAATTCGATGAAAGGGCAGCCGATAACAGCACATACACGCTATTTCCCTCCCTCAATCCAACGCTCACAGCGTGTATCTGCGAACCGTTAGGTGCAATGCTATGAAGACACCTGTTCAGATTCAATATTATCTTCATCAGTTTCAACAGAAATGGTAACAACCGATTGTTTTGTTTTGTCCATTCCGTTTTCACTAAGTTCACCCCACGCCAATACAAAATCAGTTGATGGGTTGTTACCATTTCTAACCCTAATCTGTGCATCTGGATTGAAATCTAAAAGTTGCTTTGTTAATTCTCTTATTGTCATCTTTTTAAAATTTGTGAAAAGCACTGCACCTAACAAGGTATTGCCAAAAGCAGGGCATTCTCGGTTAATTAATCATTTGTACTTCTATTGGGCATTTGTGCAAGGTTGAAACATTTGTCTTTCAAATCCCTGCCTTCGGCAATACCCGAACCGTTAGCGGTCATTGCTTCTCGACAATCACATAACCATTATCGTGAAAAATAGCGTGTTCGTGTTTTAGTATAAATTCCGTTGTTACTTCAACCCCATTACTTGCAAGGTATTTCCCTTTTTTCAACTCAAAGAAAACCACCTTTGAAATCGGCAACGAACCGCTAACATTGGTTTTGCAAGATTGGGGGTTTTGTTCTAAATTGTTCATTTCATTTCTTTTTTAAATTTTTCAGTTAAAAGTAAATATTCAGCAGTCAATCCTGTTTCTCTGCTTTTTTCTACTATTGCAATAACTTCTTCCTCACTATACATTCTTTTTTCTAGTTCAGTAATATACCTTAATACACTAATAGGAACTTTAATGTAATCTTCTTCAGCATTTGCTTTCCAATATGCTAAATCCTTTTTTTGCTCTTTCTCCATTGATTTGGCTTGTTCAAATGCATCTTGAGGCTTAATAAATGGTATCTTTTTTAACTCATTTTCCAACCATTCAATTGCTGTGACTGATTTATTTTTCATAAAATTTAAGTGTTGTTTTATTTGTTATTCTACCTATTAACATATTCGACAAATGACTTCTAGACATATTATGTAATCTTGCTGCTTCAGTAACACTCTCATATATAGTGTTTGTTAATGAGTCTGTTACTTTTTTACAAGGTCTTGTGACTTGTTGTAATCCATTATTAAAAGAATGCTTACTGTTTTCAGATTGAGTTACCCATTCAAGATTTTCAATCCTATTATCACTCTTGATACCATTTATATGGTTTACTTGTGATTTGTTTTCTGGATTTTCTATAAACTGTTCAGCTAGCAATCTGTGTTGATGTACATTTTTCGGTTTACCGTTTACCCATATTTGAGTTTTCATATATCCATTAGTGTCTTTTGTCCACTTCTTAAACTTCTTTGTTTTATGGTTATATAATCTACCATCATTATATAAAGTCATATGTGGTAATATATATTCTGCTGTTTGTTTCATAGTTTAATGTGGTTTTTGTGTTATTACAATCATTAAATGCCACTTTTTATTATTCAATCACACTATAATGCGATGTGTCATATAGTACACAAACGGCTATATTTTTGTCCCTTTTAACGGACACTATATTTGTCAGGGTGTAGATTTACTGCTTTTTAATACGTCTGTTTTCATATTTATATCCCATAGCATTCAATGCTTTTGTTAAAGATTTGATTGTTATTTCACCTTTTATTTCTCGTTTTTCAAGAGACATTACTGACTGTTTAGTTACTCCAAGTAGATTCCCCAGTCCTTCAAGACTTAATCCATTTTCTATTCTGCAAGACTTTATTAATCCAATGGGAGTTGAATCATTACTCGTATAACCATATTGCCACATTAAGTCTTTATCTAATTTAGCTATATAATCACACAAATCACCATCATATCTAAACCATTCTCCACTAGAAAACAAGTGTTTAAATTTATTATGGTGCTCTAATTCATCTTTGTATTCTCCTTCAATTAAACCTACAACCTCTAATCTATTTGGGTTTGCTGATTGTAAAGAAGATAATCTAGTCTTAATCTTATCTGTGTATCCAATTTTTACATGTTCGCCTTGTTTGATAAAATACAACATATATTCTTACTTTTTTCTCAAAATTAAGGAAAAAGTAAACATGAAACAAATTTTTTGTCATTGTATAAGATGACAGCCGTCAATCATCATCTCCCTCATACCAGCATCTATATGTAAATGTATCACCAAATGCCTCTAGTTCTTCCATGGGGTAACCATTCTGAACAAGCCATCCTCTTACATCTTTAATATTTTCTGGTATTTCTTTTGGGAATCCATAAAGCCACCCAGATGGTGGGTCGATAATCTTAATCATCATTTGTTTATTTAGTATTCAAGAAAATCATCACCCTTATAGTCGGGAAAGTTTTTGTTTTGTTTGTCTATTGCGTTTGCCCAAGCATAAGACACTATTGCTGCCACGATTAAACATATCACTATTCCTATCATTTTATTCTGTTTCGTTTGATATTATTTCTGCATATTGTTCAGCTGCTTTAGGATTTCTCCTGTAAAATATTTTAAATGCTATCTGATGTCTATTTAATTCTATTTCTATTGGGAACAATACACTATATATTGAATCTGAAATAATTTGTAATGAATCTAATTCATTTTTGTATTTTTCTACTTCTTTTTCAGCTTTTTCAGCCCTGATGCTAGACAGGGACATTATATAAATGCAAGTTGCAATTAATAAAAAAATAGCCCAGTTGTTTTTAAGTTGTTTAATCATTTGTTTTTGTAATGATTGAAGTTTATAGATACTGTATTCTTGTTTACAAGCTTAATACTACTTCCGGGGAGGTATCCCCACTCAATTTTACCCCTTTGAACCCAATTGTGTACGGTATGAATGGTTTTGCTCAGTTCGTCTGCTAATGCTTGTTGAGTGACCCAAACAGTTAGGTCTACATCTGCTGGTAATTGTTTTTCTTTTTCCATGTTCTAATGTTTATGCAAATATAGTGTTGTTTACCGGAAAAACAAACATTATTTACCTAATCTTATGTTAACACTTCCCCCCCCCTCTCATCACATACTACATATATATATACATACAGAGAGAGACAACCTCCCGCCCCATGCCCCGACTCCTCCTCTAGT